TCAATTACTTCAATTCAATTATCAATCAGATACTTCAATTCAATTATCAATCAGATACTTCAATTCAATTATCAATCAGACTGTCTATGTAGTTAGTTTCTAAACTAACGTAATTCATAGAAATAAGGCTGCATTCTTGGACTTTAAATCCGAGCAACTGCAGCAACACTGAATATACCATTCTCAACCATTTAATTTTAAAGGTATGACTGTAAAGGATATTAAAGAGAAAATCAAGAAAGCAAAGGCTTTAGGCTTGGAGAGAAAAGAAGCTCTTGAATACAATAAGAAAAAGATCATTAAAGAGGCTACAGAGTTTTTCAAAGTTTTAGATTACATCAAGAAGGAAGGCTTTAATATAGCAAGGTCTTATGTTATAGGTTCAGGTAGTAACCAAAATATCAATCTTAGAGTTCTTTTAGATGCTGATAGTAATATAGTTGGTATCGGTTTTGTTTATGACGACAGACACAGATACACACTTTCAACAGGTTTTGACAATGATACTTCTTATGCAGCTTATTTAGATAGGGAAGGTAAAATACATATTAAACCTAGAAATCCTAAATATAAACCTGATATAGACTTTGAAAAACTACTACTAGATGAATTTGATATTCTAAGAAAAGAAATTGAAGAACGTTTAGTATCAGATATAAATTACAAATACGCTATAATAGACAACTGAAAGCTAGGTAGAAATATCTAGCTTTTATTATTTAGAAGAGTTATGAAGAAGATGACTATAGATGGAATAGAATTCCAAACAATCGATATGAATGAAGTAAGAGGTAAACTTACTTACGATATTAAAGTAATTACTTTAGGTAGTGATACAATAGATTCCACTATTTTAGTATGGTCCAATATTCCTAGTTTTGAACTTCAAGGAATTGTAATAAGTCGTAGAGAATATAGTGCCTATATCACTATCTTAACTAAATTCAATTATAAACAACTGCAAGATTGGCGTCCAGTAGATGAAGGTAATACTGGTGATAAAAATATCAGGATTTTTAAATACGCTAAGGTTTAAAAGTTTTAGACAATGATTAATAATCTATACTTAAGTCTGGATAAGTACAAAATGCTTTTCTTTAAGGCTTATGCTGAAAAGAAAGGAATTAAGGTTAAGTACACGGAAGAAAATAAGGTTACAGTAATTAAACAGTTCTTGGTATTCATTTCAGAGTGGGTAGAAAACACTTTATATTCTTGTGGAATCAATCCTATGAATATCTCTGATGATTTTGCTGATGATTTAAGGTATAAGATTTTAGCTTTAGCCTTGAAGAAGAATATTAGAATTGGAACTAATAGATCACAATTCTCAATAAGCTTTATTTTAGGTAAATCTGCAGGATTTAGTAACAGAATGAAAATAGGTTTAGAGTATGGTTACAATTTATATTGTGACTATGCTGATGTTAGATATGCCCAGTCAGTAAATGGTATGGATAGGTATACCTCATATCCAGTAGAATCTGAAAAGAGAAAGACTGAGAATTATATCTTTAATATGATTACCAGCGAGTATCTAGAGACCTTTGTTAATATGCTCAATCTCATTGAAGCTCTTAACAATGACAATTTCGCTGATGCAATCCTGAAGATTAATAACGCTTTAGAAGAAACTATCCTACCAAAAGACAACTACTCTAATCCACATAACAGAGGATTTTGGTTTAGAGTTCTCAAACGAAACCAATTCGAAAGAGAAAGAGATGAGTACATATCATCTAAACTCAAGTTTGCAGAGAAGCATATTGAGAATATTCTTGATTTAGAGAAGGATGGTGTTCTAGAGATGACTGTCAAAATCTATAATGATATTAGATGGGCTATAGATTATAAGGGATGGGAATGGTTCTATACCAAACTCTCTTTACCATCAAGCTATGCCTTTAGTGGTAAAGTAAAACCATTAAAGGTAGCAAAAGAGTTTAGACGTGAATCTTAATGGCTAAGAAAATAAAACAGGTTGATATTCTTAACATATATAAACCTTTAAAATGGGATTACGACCCAAAGTATCGTGAATATAGAGTTAGGAAGTTTGATAGAATATTCTTTGTTACTCTGAAAGACTCTTATGTAACTCTTACAGTTTTTGAGAAAACTCGTAGTCATTTTCTAAAATTCAAAACAGAAGAAGAGGCTAAAGAAATGGCGAATAGTTTTATAATAGAAGATATTTGTAACTGTTTAAAATTAGAAGATTAGATATGGCTCTTAGTGATTTGTTTACTATAGTATTTCCTAATTCTGAAATAAAGAGGTTAGAAAGGGAATGCGAGAAGATGGAAAACGAACTTAAAGAAACTCTTGATAAACTTTATTGGAGTAACAAATCTTTAGGTATGTATAAAGAGAGATACAATAAGCTTCGTAAAAAGAATATAGAGCTTAGAACTAAGCTATATAAAAGTAAAAAGAAATTAGGCTAGTGTACCAACTAGCAGACGGAGGGCTATTAGCTCAATGGTTAGAGCAGTGGACTGTTAATCCAAAGGTTCTAGGTTCAAGTCCTACCACCCATACGATTTAAAACAATAAGCATTATGAAACAATTAGAATCAGGTAAGTATCTATGCCCTGTATGTAAAGGTAAAGGTAGAACTTATAACCACGCTCTAGGTGTCTTTACTTTTGGTTTAGCTTATTTATTACAAGCATCTGATAAAACATTAAAGGAGGTTTGTTATAGATGTGGGGGTAAAGGTTATATAAAGATATAATTATGGGTATAATTAGTAAGCTGAAATCCTTATTCTGTAAAAAGAAGGAAGATTATTCTTGGGTTGAAAAAGAACCTATATATAAAGAGATAGAAGGTAAATTACAAAATTTAGAGAATAAAAAGGCTGAAGATATAGAATTCGGAAAAAGAGTATATAGTATTATTGGAGTTAAAAACTATGAGGGATTAAGTGAGTTTGATAAAAAGAATTGTAGGGTAATTCTTAAGTGCTTAGATGAATTTGAAATTCATAGAAAGGATTTCTCACTTATAGCTATATTAGCTTTGATGATTGTTGAGAGAGGTGGGACTATTCCTGAAGAGTTTGTTTATGGCTCACCATATATAAGAACCTCTATATCTCTTTCTTTTGATGATAGGGATGTTAATTATATAGTAGCACCTAGTAAATTAAGCTTCATACGTATAACTAAAGATATGAAATGTATACCTAGGAACCCTACTGGTAATCATACTATAGATTACAATATGGGTATTTCTTTATACTTATATGCAGAGTCCCTAGAAACTTTATGTGAGTATTTTGGAGGTTTTAAAAATAGATTTTTCCATTGGTTAAAAAGCAGAGGGTAATAGGGTACAAAAAACATTTAAAATATAAATACAAGTAATAATACAGGGGTAGTTAAGATTCAATTTCATCGGTTAATGGTTTTTTGGTAAGCTTAGGTGGTTCGAACCCACCATTGAATCAATATTCTCCCCTTTTTATACTTAAATGTTATGATAAAGATTATTGACACTAAGAGTAAATTTGAAGTAGTAAAACAAGAGGATTTCAATATAAAGGAATTCTACAAACTATTTTTATATGGGTTTGATTGTCCATATACTCTTGTTAGAAATGAAACTAAATCTGATTTTCTGAGGTTTGATAAAGATGGTATTAGCGAAACTGAAGGTATAAAGGATATTTTTGATAGTTTTGGTATATGCAGAGATATTGTAGATTACGATTATAGTTACATAAAAACAATTAAAAGCCTCCTTACTGATAGCCTACTTACTTTAGATTATTCTAGAGATTGTAAAGCTATTCTAGAATTTCTTATAGAATGTGAAAATAGTCCATTCCTTGATTATAATCCCCCTGATAAATTAGAAGTAAATTTTAATAAAGCTTTGCTACTAACAATGCATAATCTGAAATTAAAGATAGATGATAGTATTGAAATTAACCTCAATAGATTCTACAACTATCTTATAAATACTACTCTTAAGAAGTCTAATCATCGCACATATAAAATCAATGATGATATAACTATTAATATTGAGTATGAAAGAGTCTTCACACATACTGAAGAACAAGATACTTTCTCTACAGTACCTACAGAAATGTTAGCTGTGAAGAATAAGTTTAAACTTGTTAATCTACGTTGGAATGAATGTTCTCTTTTTGATGGTTTAGAATTAGCACTAGCTACTAATTTAATAGGTAATCCCAGCAGAATACTAATAGTAAATGTTTGGTATAAGAGAGGAAAGCGTTTCTATTTCCAATTCACACCATTTAAATAATGTTACTATCAAGAACTCAAATAGCTAATCTTAGTAAGCTATATAAGAATGGAGAAGAAGCTAATGCTATTGAATTGGCTTCTTTTAGTAATAATGATTATAAGGTTGTAGTACAGAAAGGTAAGTATAATATAGGTGATGCTGTAATACTTATTTTCCCTGATACTCAACTTCCCTATAAACTAGAATTTGCAGAATACTTTGCTCCTAATGGTGATGTAAATAAATGTAAGTTAGGTTGTGTTGGAGGTATTAGGAATAGAGTTAGAGCTATTAAGTTCAATCTCTCTGATAACCCAAATAAGACAGGTTCTACTTACTCTGAAGGGCTTATTATTCCTGATATAGATAATGTACCAGATAGTGAATTAGAAGCCACTGTAGGCGTTTTTAAGGAAGAATCCTTTGAAACTAATTATCTACCTAAAGGTTTAAAGAAGACTGATGAGACTAACATAAAGCAAGATTCAGGTGGTTTCATACCTAATGAACTTTATGTTCTTACTGAAAAGGTTGATGGTAGCTCTTGCTCTGTTATGGTTTCTGATGAATACCCTGATGGTATCATAATGTCTAGAAGTAGAATTCTAGATAAGACTGATAACTCAGACCCTATGGTTAAGACAGCCAGATTTGTTTTAAACAAGATGTTAGAAGCAGGATTAAATAATTTTACTTTTAGAGGTGAAGTATTTGGTATGGGATTTAGAGGTAGTGGTACTTCTTGTAACCCATATAAGAATTTGATACCATCTTTTGCATTATTCTCTATAGAAAAGTTTGATGAGAAGAGAAAGATATGGGAAAGAATTTCTTTTGAAAGTACTGTAGGTTATGCTACTATTTTGCATATACCTATAGTGTCTACTTTATCCACTATTAGACCTAATAGTATCGAAGAACTTACAGAAGCTTGTAATGGTATTTTTGTAGATTTAAAAGATAGATACAGACAGATTATTGAAGGTATAGTAATTCGTTCTTTAGGCGAAACTAAATACTCTAGAAAGATACTTAACCCAGAATATGATAGTAAGAAATAATTATGCGTAAACCAAGGTATTGGGAAGTACTATTAGTTTTAAGTTGTACTTCTTTTTATATAAGTAATTTTAAGGGTTTTGAAGGTTTTACAGGAATAGGGATTTTGTTGTCTCTATTTACTATTATGAAGTACTTTGATTATCTAGCAGAAAAATAAGAATATAGAAATGAGTACACATAAAGCATTATTAACTATAAGTTGTATCGCTTGGTTCCTGTTCTTTAAATCTTTTGAATATATGCTCCCTATAGCTATTTTTACAGGTATTACAGGAACATTATCGTGGCTTAATGACGATTCTGATATTAAATAGGGTAGCAATACCCTAATCTCCTCATAGTTCAACGGATAGAACATCGGTCTTCTAAACCGAGAATCCAGGTTCGAATCCTGGTGGGGAGACAAGTTGATTTTATGATATTTTAACAACTTTAAAATGTAATAATATCACGTAACTATGCGTATCTAGTACTTAGATGGTAAAGGGGCTTACACTTAGGTCCAGTACGTACGAGCCATCTTTGTGATAAGTGCGGTAAAGTGTTCCATAAGTTACCAATTGTTCCGAAAAACAATGAAATTATGGGGAAACCTCCTTAATTTAATGGATGAACATATTCGCGATAAGGTGCAGGTTCAAATCCTGCAGGAGGTTCTATTACCTGATTTACTGATGCGAAAGAAAGGGGATTAGGCTCTCCTGTTGTTGGAAAACACCTTGAGAGATGAAAGTATAGTGGAATGACCAAGTTTAACTGTAGCAGCAATAGCTACCTATACTTCAAATAAAATATAAAACTATGATAAACATTGATATATTAATTCCAACTTTGTTTAGAGATGAAGTATATAAACCATTACTTATTACTATATTGAAAAACTCAAGACAATGGTTGAAGGAGTTGTATAAAGCAACTAATCTCATAGAATTATGCAGTCTGGAAAATAAAATATCAGACTTAGAATGCTATATTATTATTGATAAACCAGTAGAAGAATACTATGGAATTGATATTTACAAGGATAGAAATTCTGAACTAAAAAGAATGACTATCCCATTTAGCTATATTGGGTATTCAGCTCTTTATGGGAGTGAGTTTAGAGATTCTTGTAATATCATGTTTAGAGATGGTATAAATTTCCCCAAGTACTCTATAAGTATATTAGACTATGATAAAAATCAATATAGTTATACCGTCTAAGTATGCAGAAGAAAGTAATGCGTCTGTAATATCTAGTATATTGCGTATATCAATACATTGGATGGATAGTTTGTATGACTCTATTCTAAGTAATACTATGACAGATATAGCTCTTAGAGTAGACTTTTTAACTATGATATTAGGAAGAAACCTTTTACAAGATAACACAGACCATTATATCTACCACTATTCTATGAATGATATATTGGAAAACATTACTATTTCTTACATAGATTCCGATATAAGAGAAAATGGTATGTTCGAAGTCTTTATAGATTTCAACCCTAAAATAGACAACATCCTAAGGACAATAGAAATCACATAATATGATACATATCGTAGTACAAGCTCCTTTTTCTCTTATTGAAGGTAAGAATTTCGTAAAAGGTATGTCTCAAATAACAAAAGATACAGAAAGCTTTATAGATGAAATTCTCCCTGTAAAAATAATTACTTCGACACGTACTTTGAGTTTAAGGAAACTACGTAATATGATAAGGCGTTGTGGTCACTTACCTAGTGATGAGAAATTATTTAATAGGGAGCATGATGGACACTCCCTATTTTTCTCTACAGCTATTGGTATATATTCTGCGAAAGTATACCCAATAACTTTATTTGGTCGTAATTGGGCTGAATACGCATATGTACATTACAGGTTTGTACAAGAAGTGAATGAGGTTAGAATCACAGTAGCTTTGGATGAAATTATAAGGTATGATTGAATATTATGACTAGAATTACAGTACTTATACCTAGGAGTGATAAAGGTAAACGACAGATAGAATGTCTCAAAGATGCTGTTAAGTTAATTGAGAGATGGGGTAAGAAACATATGAACTTAAAAGTACACGCTATTATAGCTGAAGCTTACTCCTTAGAATCATTCTACAACTATATAAGCACTTTTGAAGTTGCACCTACTATAAAAGCTGTAACTGTAAAGCGTATAAATAATAGAGTAGTTGTATCCTTATTTGCAGGTTATAGTAGAAGCGTAATAGAAGAATCAAAAGCTGTTTATGATGAATTGATGTACGATTTTATTTTTATGGAAGGTATAAAAAAGCATAAGATATTTGCTATAATCAACTAGGTATATGTCTATAACTAAATCAATATTTTACGATATTCGTTTGTATGTATCTGATAAATCTAAGTTAGAACCAGCATACAAAAGGACTCTAAGATTTATATGCAAGAATAGAGAAATTTTTGAATTGAGTAATGATGAAGTGACATTCATAAAACATTACATAAATAAATTTAAATGCCGTATTGCACCTATATACCATAAAGAGGTTTTAGCAGATGGTAGAGAAACTTATTATATAGTATTTGCTTTAAACCTCAGGTGGTATGGATCTAAACTTCAAATAATTTTTTATTGGGGTGACCACATAAAGAAAGATTTGGAATTTATGTATATAACCTATCGTAAAAGAGGGGTTGTAGGATAATAGTATTAGTTAATAGTTAGTTGAGAGGTGCTTGTTTAAATCTCTTAACATAAATCTTTAAAAATTATGAATAAAAAAGAAGAAAGAGCAGAGTTGCTTAGAGATTCCATTGGTAAGATGGCTCGTTCAAAAGAAGCTGTTGTAGAAGCTAATGCTATCCCAGAACCTACTCACCAAATGGTAGGTGGTGGTATAGGTTATAAGCTTGAAGATAAACTTCACCTACTCACTATCTTGAATACTTATATGCTTCAAGATACCTACTATAAGAGTGCTACAGAATTCCTTGCTGAATTCAGTGAACTTATCTCTAAGATTGCTCTTGCTGACCCTGAATTCGTAGCTAAGACTATTGTATATTCTCGTTGTCACTCATCAGGTCTTAGAACTATTAACCAAGTAGCTTCAGTACTTGCTCTACCATTCCTCTCTGGAACAAGTTATGCTAAACTTCTTTACAGCTCTTTTGACAAGAAGAATAAGAAGGGTGGTATGATTTATCGCCCTGATGATATGAAGGCTATCCTAGATACTTACAAGACTCTAGGTGGTAAAGGTGTTATGCCTAATTCAATGAAGAAGGCTTTCAAGAAAGCTATTGAAGGACTAGACACTTATTCCCTTCTCAAGTATAAGAAGGATATTATCGATGTAGCCAACTTAGTACACCCCAACCCAAATAACTCCAATGCAACTGTAGAAGTAGGTGGTGAGAAGATTCCTACCATTACAGCTATTATGCGTGGTGCTAAGGTTAGTGCTGATACTTGGGAAACTGGTCTCTCAGATGTAGGTCAGGTTGTTAAGGAATTTGACCTCAGTGAAGAAGAGAAAGAACAGGCTCTTAAGCAAGGTAAGAATGCAGTATTTTCTGACCTTCTTAAAGAGAATAAGCTTGGTTATCTAGCTGCTATCAGAAACATTAACAATATCGTTAAGAATGATTCTGATGGTGAGACAACAAAGATGTTAGCTAATCTAATTAGTGATTCTACTAAGATTAGAACAGCTAAGATTATGCCACAGCAACTTGCTAATGCTTACCTCTATGGTAGTAATACTCCTATCATTAAGGAATCACTAGAAAAGGCTATTGAAGGTGCTATGGCTAATTTCAAAGAAGCTATTACAGGCGATGTCGCTATAGTTCTTGATGTATCAGGTTCTATGGGTGGCGTTAGAAAAGAAGCAGCTTTCATAACAGCTATCCTGTATCAAGCTTTAGATACTTCTGACCTATATACCTTCGCTTCTTATGCAGACCAAGTTAAACCTCAGTATAATGATTTCAAGATGTTATACGAAACCATTCTGAGATATTTTAATGGTGGGGGTACCAACCTTCAATCTGCACTAAATATGATTAGAATGAGTAGAAAGAAGTACGACAGAATAATTATTATTAGTGATAACCAAGCTAATTTGGGACATTGTGTAACAGCTTATAAGAAGTTGATTACTCAAATCAATTCTCCTAAGATTTACTCAATTGACCTTGAAGGTTATGGTGAATCATCACTACCCATACAAGGTAAGATTCGTCTCTATTTCGGTAAGACATTTACAATGTTTGACGATATGATTAGAGATGAATTTAATCCTACCTCCCACATTGAACAGGTTAGCAAAATTCAATTATAATGCAAGAAGTTTTTGAAGTTATTAGTATTACAAGGGAAGATTTAGAATACGCTGGAGTTAAAAATTTTGAATCACTATCTGATGCTACAATGCAGAAAATAGCAAATGCTATGTCTGATTTATACCTTAATAATGGGTATGCTGAAGACCTGCAGTTAGCATTGGATAAGTATTCGGATTATATTGAAAGATAATATGAAGATTTTAGTTATTATTTTTTGTGCTTATTTAATTAGCAAGATGGTATTTGGATGGTTCGGATTTAATGCTTTTAGAAAGTGGAATGATGAATAAACTAATCTTGAAGTATACGCTGAGTGCCATTCTAGCGTTAATTGTGTTGTTTTGTGGTCTATATATAATGGACCACGTTAATACGTTGATAGGGGTGTTGGTAGTATTTACCGACATCCTTATCACGTTTTATATGGTTATTACAAAGTTCTGTGATAACCTTAACCTATAATACCGTTTTAAGTAGAAATACTACTCAAAACTATGAAGTCAGAAAAGAGAATAAAGAAGTTTAAGGATTACGAATCTTACGAAGATGACTATTTCCCAAAGAAGGAAAAGTTCAAGCGTAAGAAGAATAACTATAAAAAGGATTACGAATAATGCCTCCTATTCAGATTGAAACAGGTTCAAGTGAAGATATTTCTACTATTGAAAGATTAGGTAGAGGTATCTATCTCTTTGTATCGTCAGTCCCTAGTTTCTGGGTAAAGGCTAACATCAAGAATCCTAGATTCAAGGATGCTAGAATAAAAGAATATGAATTCTTAAATCCCAGTACCTTAAATATAATTAGTAGAGGTAAAACAATAGAGACTAAAACTAAACCCTTTAAAGTAGAAGATATTATCTCTATTGATGGTTTACCTCACTACATATTAATATCCCCTAGTTTCAGAAGCAGTGGTGACATCAATAAAGATGTCACTAAGATTATAGAAACTTGCAAGAAATATGAAGATTATATACAACAAAATTATCCCATTCAGAGGGTTCATAGCAATTAATCTGTTTGGGGTATTATTTGCAAGAGAAGAACTAAATGCTGTAACAATAAACCACGAAAAGATTCACACAGCTCAAATGAAGGAATTAGGTTATATCCTATTCTATATCATTTACCTGTTGGAATTTATCATTGGTATATTCAGATTCGGTGAAAACTATGAAGCCTATATGAATATATCATTTGAGAAAGAAGCATATAAGCATCAATACGATTTAAACTATTTAAAAACGCGTAAACATTATTCACAATGGCACAGAGATGGACAACGGAAGAAGAGCAAGTGATTCTTAAGTATGTTAGAAAGAATCCTGGTAACCTCCAGGGTGCATTTAATACAGCAGCAGAAGAATTAGGTAGAACACCTAGAGGAGTACAAGCTCGCTACTATATGAAGTTAAAGAAGACTGAAGTAGCATTTGCTTTACTCTCATCTGAAGGAGTTTCTATCAACAATAAGTCTGGTAATAACCAGAAGCCTTCACGACTATGGAATTTAATTATTAAGGGCATTACCAAGCTCTTTAAGTGTAATTCTAATGACTAGAGAGGAGTTAAAGAAACTCATCAATAGAGAAATTAAGAACGACACAAAGTCCTATATCCTTAATCTGGCAACAGGTTATGGTAAATCAGCTCTTTCCCTACATATAGTAAATAAGGTTAAGATTCGACAACCTACCATTTTACTACTTGTAGCGGAAAGAGCGCACAAGGACAACTGGAAAGTTGAAATGGATAAGTTCTTAAAGAGAAAGGCTAAAGTTAGGATAGAATGCTACCAATCTTTACCTAAGTTAAAAGGAATGAGCTTTGATTTTGTTATTGCAGACGAAGCTCACCACCTTAACACTAAGGCGAGATTAGATTATTTTAGCCTTATCTCTTTCTCTTACTCTGTCTTTCTATCAGCGACCTACAAGGTTAATTTCAAAAACTATTTGATGGAAAGATATGGTTCTGTAGATTTTTCAGTAGATTTGCAGACAGCAATTGATAACAACACTCTACCTACCCCAAGGATATTAGTTCTTAAATCAAAAATCCCTATAACAGAAAGGATATATGAGATTAGAATAGGTAGAGCAAATAACCCTCAAGTTGTTTATTGTGAATTTCCTGAGTACAGAAAGAAAAAGTTAGCATTCCCTTATGCTACAATTATAGCTAAAGCAACATTCAGAGAGTGTTGTAACTATTACGCAGGACTTAGAGAATATTACAGTAAACAATTAGTGGAATGTTTCAACAAAGCCACAAAAGATAAGTATCTAAATGCAGTACTGAAAGAGAAGAGATTCTTGGGTGAGAATAAAACTGCCATCTTAAGCAGTTATGCAGAGAACTTTAGAAAGAAGAATAAAAGGTTCTTAATCTTTGCTACTTCTATAGCTCAAGCTCAATCTCTTGGTAACGCATTAACCTCCAAGACAAAGAAACCTAAACAAGTTATTGATGATTTTAATTCATTTAAAACGAATGAATTAATTACCGTTAATATGCTTCAAGAAGGTCAGAATCTTGTTGATACGGAGGTTGGATTTATTGCACAAGTTGATTCGTCTGACAGGTCTATTATACAGAAAGTAGGTAGACTTCTTAGACACCCCAAACCTACCGTAGTGATACATTATTTTGAAGGGACTATTGAAGAAACATACACATTAAATGCTATCAATGATAATTTCAGTTCAGACTATGTAGAATTTAAAGAATTAAAACTAGTATGAGTATACTAGAAACACTAAAATCAGTATTACCTAATCACAATATCTCCTTAAAAGAGTTCTTTTATTTAGGTACACTATTTTACCCAACAACAAAAGAAGAAAAGACTCGTATCTTGACTAAGTATAATATACCTACCAGAGATGATGAGCCTAGGGTATTCCCAATTCACACTAAAAAGTTTATGTCTATCATTAGTGAAGCCGAAGTTCTAGATAGTTCAGATTTGAAGAAACTTGCTACAGAACTGAAGGAGATTTACCCTAAAGGAAAGAAACCTAATACTTCTTATTATTGGGCAGATGGTGTAGCTTTAATTGAAGCTCGACTAAAGCTATTCTTTAGGAAGTTTGGTTATTATGACCCAGAGGAGATTATTGATGCTACCAAAAGATATGTAGATTCATTCAATGGTGATTATTCATATATGCGCACATTGAAGTACTTCATATTTAAGGATGTTAAGGGTGAAGAAGGGATTGAAAAATCTTCAGATTTACTCAACTTTATAGAAAACAAAAACGAATCAACCCAGGATAACTGGAATAACGTAGAATTATGCTAAACAAGAATTTCAACAAAATTTTCAAGCTCCACTTCGTAGATAAGAAGTATATCGTGAATAAGGAAGATGGAGTAGTAGTTTGTATTATTAAGTGCAGACTTCGTAGACTAGACAGACTTAGATGGTATGATGCTTGTCTCAACGATTTCTTCAATGGTGAATATGATGAGTTTGTATTTACAGGAGTAGCTAAGTGTCATAAGGATGATACCTTTGATGAACAGAAGGGTAAGTACATTGCTGAATCTAAGGCTAAGTGCAAGATGTACTCAAATGCAGAAGCCTTACTGAAGAAGGCTTTTGAAAAGCTTAGAGGTCTTACCGATGATGTTGTAGCTCATATCAATCTTTATAATGCTTATAAGGATAGAGAGCTTGCTCATATTGATGATGTAGCTCACCGATAATGGCTTTATCCTTAATAGATAGAACCTTAGCACAGCTTAAGAAGAGAAGAAAAGCCATCTCAGAAGGTAAAATCAATTCTCTTTCTAGCCCGTTCTATAGGTATAAAGACTATCTTACAGGGGTTGAACAAGACACTTATTATATTGTAACAGGATATAGTGGTGGCGGTAAATCACAATTCAGTTACTTTTTCTTTGTATTTGAACCTATTCTGTATTTGTATTATAATAGGGAAAAATACCCAAATTTAAAGTACACTATATTCTGTATGCCTTTGGAGGAAACTCCAGAGAGAATTACTCAAAGATTTATTAGTTACTTACTGTTTAAAGAATATAATGGTAAGTACCTAATTTCTCCTAAGAACCTTAGAAGTTCTGACAATGATAATCCAGCACCACAAGAAATTATGGATGTGATTGACACTGTCGAATTTCGCTCTATTCTCGACTTCTTTGAGAGCTGCATCACTTTCGTAATGGATGTTACACCGACTCAATTCTATGAGAAGGTGAAAGACTATTGCGAATCAGTTGGTGAAGTTCATTACAAAGATGTCAAAGTAACCAATGATTTGGGTGAAGAAGAGGTTGTACAAGAATTTAACTATTATGTTTCAAATAACGACCAAGAGTATATTATTGCTCTCGTGGACCATATTAGTTTATTACCATATAGAGGTACTTTAAAGGAAGCTATTGACACTTTCTCAACCTATATGGTAAAGCTTAGAAATAGGTATCACGTATCTCCTGTAATTATTCAGCAGCAAAGTGCTTCAAATGAGTCTTTAGATGCTTTCAAACAAGAAAGGTCTAAGCCTGAAAGAGCTAACCTTGCTGACTCAAAATATACAGGTAGAGATGCTAATATCATCATTTCAGTGTATAATCCATTCGGTCATAACCTAAAAAGCTATGCAGGTTATGATTTAACTGTACTTAAAAGTGCAGCCCGATTCATTGAGTTACTTAAGAATAGAGATGGTCCTGAGAATTTAACAGTAGGTTTACTGTTCAATGGTGCGTGCGCTCATTTTAAAGAGTTAGCTAAACCAACAGAAGCTGTAAGATTAGCCGAAGATACCAACAAGGCTAAGGAATATGAGGAAAGAAGCCGTAACCTCATTTATATTAAGAAAGAAGAAGAAGGTTCTATAACAGATTTATTTTAATGGCAACCGTAGTTATATTAATGGGTAATACTGGTACTGGTAAAAGTAGAGCAATCAGTACATTAAACCCAGAAGAGACATTTATCGTTAATGTCTGTAAAAAGCCTCTACCCTTCAAGGGTTCTAGGGCTAAGTACTCCCTAGAGAAAAAGAATTTCCTTGAAGCAGATGAAAAGACAGGCGTAGAGGATAAGGATGGTAATATTACATTGTCTATAGATGTAGTAATGCAAGTACTTACTAGGATTAACGAGGCTTATCCCCACGTTAAAACTATTGTTATTGATGATGCAATGTACCTACTTAAGTATAAGTACATTGACCTCTCTAGAAGTGGCGGTTTTCAGAAGTTTGTAGACTTTACTATTGACTTTAAGAGACTACTACTTAAGTGTCAGAATCTTAGAGATGATATTATCGTTTATTTGAATCTACACCCAGCTAGAGTTGAATCTGATGGTAGAACTGTTACTTATGAAGCTTCAGTGCCAGGTAAGATGATTAATACTACCATCAATCCTTTAGAGAATACTACTATTGTATTGTTCTCTGAGCCTAAGTTTGACATTAATTGTAAGCCAGAGTATGGTTTCTATACTCAATCTACTATGTTAGATGGTGTTATCATTCCTGCCAAATCACCTGAAGGAATGTTTGATAGCGAGTTTATTCCTAATGATTTATCTGCTATCAACGAATCTATAAACAACTATTTACAAAACGAAAACGACAATGAATGAAGTAAAATTAACTAAGACGGAAATTGCAGTTATTAAGGGTATTAACTCAAGTCTTAACCCACTACGTAAGAAGGTAGGTAAGCTGGATGAAAAGATTAAGGAACTCCAAGAGGAACGTGATAATTATCTAGCACAGATTGATGCTATTGAAGAACCAATTCGTAAGACTACAGGAGGTCTTTCACCACAGGAATTTCTTGATAGTCTTGAAATGACTGAGATTGTAGAAGCAGTGGCTGAAAATGCTGTAGCTACAGAAGTAGTAGAAGTTGAATTTTAATTTATAATATTATATTATGGTTTTAGGAGAAATTAATGAAGTAAAAGAAGGCTCATTTAAGCTTTATTGGGGTGTAGCCCCTGTTACTGTACTTGCAGTAAACCCAACCAAAGCTGAACTTGGTAAGATTTTCGGTAAGGAACCTGAGAAGGAACCTGTTTATTACTCACAGGTTGAAGTAGAAGAAGGTGGTATAAAGAAGAAGAAGGACCGCAGTCGTATTGAGTTTATTGTTCGTAACGAAGAACTTAATCTCACCTCTCGTATGTCTTTCTTCCTTGAAGATAGCTACCTTACTACCCGTGAAGGTAAGTATGGTGTTATTGATAACTTTGGTAATACCGCTTGGGTAACTCCAGAGGAATATAAGGCTAAGGCTATTCCTCTTTCTAAGGAAGGTAACCCTCTTCGTATTGCTAATGATTATCGCCTTGAAAAGAGAGGTGAATCTGAACTTATCCTCTTTATCCGTAACCTCCTTGGTATTAAGAATTCTCACACTTATAATGAAAAAAGTAAGCAGTGGACTCTTCAGGCTGACCCCTCAAAGTACTTCTGTTATTTTGAAAAGATTGATGATATTCTCAAGGGTAAGGTAGATGAGATTCGTAAGATTATCTCTATTGCTCAGGGTAAGAAGGTTAAGGTACTACTTGGTGTTAGATTTAACGAAGGTCGTATTTTCCAGACTGTCTATGAACGATTCACTGCTAAGGTTAGTATGAATCCTGTAGAGAGAAAGATTAAGGAAAAGGTTAAGCTTTCTCCTGATGCTCCCGAGGAAACTATTGAGAGAACTATCTATGTATACGATAAGTTTGAAGACCACATTGCTCGTCGTCAGAGTTCTGGTGCATTAGATAACTTCCTCTTCTCCTTTGAGGATGTTTCTGAGTATAAGCCTGAACCTACTAAGTTCGCTAACTCTTCAAGTACTACCACTAGCACTCCTGCAGCTGCAGCACCAACTATTAACGCAGACGACCTGCCATTCTAATGATTATCGGAGAAGTTCATACATTAGCAGACCCTAAAGAAAGGGAGAAGATTCTAAGTATTTATGATGAAGAATCTATACTGAAATCCTATTTAGATATAGACAGTATTCCCTGTCTTATTCATTCACCTCTCAGGGAAGATTCTAAGCCTTCTTTCTCTTTCTTCTACTTAAGGGGAGATTTGATATATAAGGATTTTTCTACAGGGGAGTCTGGTAATGTATGGACTTTTCTAACTAAATACACAAAAAAATCCCTTCCAGAGTTGTATAAGGATATACTAGAAAAGAAACCTAGTAAAGCTGAAATCAAAACTTTAGTTAAGCCTACTATAGAAGTAGAAGCTAGACCTTTCAATAGTGATGATTTAGCTTATTGGAATTCTTATGGTATATCTGAATCAACTCTAAAAAGAGGGAACGTTCACGCAATAAGAAATATAATACTGAATAGAGAAGGTTCTATTGCTACTTATCCTGCAGATAGACTTGCTTATGTTTACGTAGAATTTATAGATAATAAACAAGTCTTGAAAATCTATCAACCTAAAGGCAAGATGAAATGGTTAAGCAATTTTACTCACGAGATTATAGATTTATATAGTATATTACCTGAAAAAGGAGAACATCTTATTATTACATCTTCAAGAAAAGATGCTCTCACTTTGATGGAGAATTGTGATATACCAGCTATATGTTTTAACTCTGAAACTACCCTACCTAATTATAATATAATGGAAGGGTTAAAAAGTAGGTTTGAAAACGTATATGTTCTATATGACAATGACTATGATAAACCTGTAAATATTGGTGAGCTATCTGCCAATCTTCTAATTAATAGGTATCCTTGGTTGAAAAGGCTTACCATACCTACAGAATATGAAGCAAAAGACCCTTCTGATTTAGTATTAAAACATAACAGAAATACTTTAACAACTTTAATTAAAAAACAATTATGACTATTAAGTTTAAGCACGACTCAGCTATCAAGATGATGGAAGTATCTGGTGAATTCAACACTTTCGCAGACTTCCAGTCAGCAGTACAGGACCTTGGTTATCAGACCGAGAACTTTACTCTCTATGAACCTAATTCAGGTACTTACTATGAAGCTGGTGATGCTATCCCTAGCATTGAAAACCTTAAGATTTTTATGACCCTCAAGTCAAAGAAGGTAAACTCAGGAGCATTTACTCGTCCTGAGTGTTATGCTAAGATTAACGAATACAGCCTCCGTGAAGCTATCCATACTCGTTATGGCAAACCTTACTCTTCTGTATCAACTGTAGAGCTTAACAAATTCCTTCAGGATTATCTTTCATCACTGGATTCTGAAGAAGAAAGTGTAGTAGAAGCCCATCAATCAGATAACCTATCTGCATTTGAGGTAGAAGTCTTTAAGAGCCTTGCTCGCATTGAAGAAAAGGTAAATGCTATCGCTGAGAATACTGAATTCCAGCAATTCCAGCGTACTGAAAACATCTAGTATTTAGTATAATTAATTAAAATTAGGCACCACTCTTAGAGATAATCTTTGGGTGGTGCCTTTTTTCTACAATATGGATATAAAAGCAATATTACGAGATAAACTTATAGCTAGGTATGGGGAAGAGAACGTAGGAATTTTCAATGTTATGGGTTCAAGTGTATCCCTCCTAGGAGTATATTTCGATGAACTAACCATTACTACAAGTAGAGATGGTAAAACTCATACTATAAAAGGGGTTTGTTTTGGTTTTGATTTTTATAATAATTTCATCAATGTAGTATGTGCTAGACATATCTATACTTTAGGAGAACTAAGAGAAGGATATATTCATTCTCACGTACAACCTCTGGTAGATGGTGAACATTTTTATAGAAACTTCTGTTTAGGTACCTCGCCTTACAGAGTGATAGCACAGAATATTCAAAATCTACTTAATGGTGAAGATGCTATTAAACTTGACGAAGGTGAAACATTAGAATCTATAATTGAAGATAATTTAGAATCATTAGTGGTTGCTTTTGACCAAATGATTCGTATAGAATCTTATGAAGGTGGTCCTTATTTATATCTAAATAGATTGATATCTACTGAAACCTCAGATTCTATAAATCTAAATCGTACTTATATAGATTTTAGTAATTTACGTCTTCCACAAGAAGGTTCTCTAGCATATACAATAGTCAATGAAGCTCCAGAAAATGCTCTAGCAGATGTGATAACATTCTTAAACTATTGTAAAACTATTGAAGCTTTTAATAGAGAATACGAAGAAGAGTATAACCTTTACGGATATGGTGAATTCGGACCTGAATGTAGAACTATTAATTCTTCTTCATCCTCAACTAGTAGAAGAGATTACGTACATCCAATCATTTTCAAAGATGAAGTGAAAGCTGTAGTCATTGAAGGTGATAAAAAGAAAGGGGATTACGGTAATTGGATTAAATGTTCAATAAACTTCGGAGACCTCTTAAACTTATATAAAAGAGCAATACTAAACAAAAAGATTAAACAACAAAATGAAAACAGACTTTAAACCAAAGCTTTTTATAGACCCTATTGTAGAATCAAAGGTAAGATACCTTGCTAATAAATATCCTTCTAATGAATGGTCAGGTATTCTATTTGTAGAATACAATGGTAATTTTGATGATGAATCTCTTTCTATTACAGCAAGGGATTTGTATGTAATGGATATTGGTAGTTCAGGCTTTACTACTTTTGATAGTAGAAATGCAGAGTACTTTAGCTATGCTGTTAAGAATAACCTTGATGAAACTTGTGATTTTGGTCTTATCCATTCTCATCATAATATGAAGGCTTTCTTCTCAGGTACAGACTCTGCAGAACTTAATGCTACAGGTAAGACTAGAGATGTGTATGTATCTCTTATTGTTAATAATGATGGTGCATATGTAGCCAAGATTACTCGTAGAGTTCAAAAGAAGGCTAATGTAGAATGGCAGGTATCTTATAGCGACCTATCAGGTAATAGAATTGTTACTAAGTCTGAGGAGGTTAAGAATATTGAACTTGAGATTTATGATTGTGAGATTGTAAACCCTGATTTCAATGATATAAAGTTCACTTTAGAAGAGCAGATTAAGAATGCATCTAAGTCTGGGGCTAGAGAACTGCCACTTACACAGCACTATCCTCAGAGTGGTATAACTTTCCAAACTAAGACTACTCCTACAATAAACAGAACTACTCCTAAGAGTACTTATGTTCCTAAGCCTTCTACTTATAAGGTATCTGAAGTACTTCCTTTTGAGGAAGAAGCTGATGATATTTTCAAGTATATGGATACGGAGAGTACTAAAGAAGTAGCTGATATTGAAGATGATTCTCTTATCCTTCTAGATGAACTTAGCACTCAGATTCTCCTTGAGGTTATTGATGCTCAAAGCGATGACCTTGATGAAGCTGCTAATAACCTTCCTGACTATATGAAGTATTCTGAGAAGCTTAGTGTAGCTACTGTAAAAGATAAGCTTATGGGCTTTGTTGATTACTATTATGATGAAGAAACTTGTCTTCAGTATGGTATAGATAAGGAGGATGTACTTGTAAGTATCAGGGATATAGCAGAAAGCTTTATCAAGGTTCCTTCTACTAATTTCTCAATTTTCAGACTAATTAAATTCATTATCGATGACGAACTTAACGGAAGAAGCTCTACAGGAGTCAAGAAGTAGATATTCAGGATCACCTTGGTTTGAATTAGCTACAAATAAAGTTATTTCTATTTATGGTGCAGGTGGTATTGGTAGCCATGCTAGTTTAGGCATCTCTAAGATGTTTAAGGAATCTCTTATTAGAATCTTTGATTTTGATATGGTATCTATTTCTAATCTTGGTGGTCAGTTATTCTCCCCAGACCAATGTGGGTTAATGAAATCTGAAGCTGTAAGAGAGAATATCCTAGACTTCAATATAGACAGGTCTAATATCTGTATGGTATTTAATACTGATGAATTTGTTCCTGCAGATATTACACTTACAGCTTTAGATAGTATGTCTGCTAGAAAGTCTATATTTGAAGCTTCAAGAAAGAAGAATAAGGGTACCAATCATCTGTTTATAGATGCTAGAATGTCTGCAGATACTATACAGATTGTAGCTTTTAAATTTAATGAGCTGGCTAAGATTAGAAAGTACAAGAAAGAGTACCTCTTTGATGATTCAGAAGCTACTAATGTTGTTTGTAGTTATAAACAAACCTTCTTTATGGGTCAGATGCTTTCTGGTTATATCTGTTCTATTATTGCTAACTATCTTACACACCTTTCAGAAGATTTATTCCCTCAGGAAATACCTTTCTTCACTGAATTTTCTTCACCTTTAATGGCTTACACAAGTGTTAAGAGTTAATTTAAAGAAACCAATAGCATATACCATAGAACATAATCTTATGTTAGACCTACTCTGCAACTATGATTATACAGAAGTAAATGTCAAAACACCTAGATTATTCTCTATGTTGGAGAACAATATGCTATTGGTTAAATACAAAGACACTATTTATAATATAACTTCTGTAGAATTTCCTAGAACTGAAACAGGATATATATTTATAAATGGTAATCTTGCTATAACCTTTAGACCTAATTACATTAAAATAAGTAAGGCTGTTGTAGGGTATAGCAAAAATTATAGTACATTTGTGAACTATTTCCTGAAGAACCTCCTTAAGTATAAATATTCTTATGGAGACCCTGATATTGTGGAGGTAGATACGTTGAAAGATTGTGCAGTTTTAATTAATGTTCCTACAGCATGGGAGAAAACAAAAAGATTAAAAACGCGGAAACTTCAACCTACAACAACATCAAATTCCGTTCAAAGTTAGAGGAACGAGTTTACAGATATTTGACAGATAGGTTGAATGTTGGTATAGATTATGAGAAGCATACTTATGATATTATACCAGCATTCAATCCTACTGTCTTTTTTTACTCACCTTTTGTTAAGTCTGTGGATAAGGTACGAAAGATTACCTATACCCCAGACTTAACATTTGAATATAATGGATTCTTTGTTATTGTAGAGTGTAAAGGTTTCCCTAATGATTCTTATCCGCTCAAGAGAAAACTATTTAGATATAGATTGGAGCAAGAAGAAAATAGAGATAAGATTTTATTTTTTGAGGTTAAGAGTGTTAGAGATTGTGATAACTTAATAGGTATTTTAAATGAAAAAACTAAGTGAATTAGCTTGGGATGTACCTGAAAAAGTCTATAGGGAAGATAAAGCTTTATCCTACTCAAATATATCAAGGTTTGATAGAGAAGGATTTAATGCTTTAGCAACTCTATTTGATAAAATCTCTTCCCCTTCTCTTACTTTCGGGTCACTTGTTGATACGCTACTTACTGAAACGGAAGAAGCTTTCAAAGAAGCATATGTTGTTATCAACATACCTCCTGTGACAGACCAAGTACAGAATGTATTAGAAGAGATATTAAGAGTAACTGGAGAAGAAGATTTAAGTAAGGTAGATGAAACTATCATCCACAGTTGTTGCAAAAAATGCAACTACTATATAGATGATAAGTGGGCTAACAAGAGAAAGAAAGAGATTCTAGCAGGAGCTAGTTATTACAGGATTATTGCTGTATATAAGGATAAGAAGGTAATATCTCCAGACCTATATAAGAAGGCTCTAGAATGTAAGAAAGCATTACTTGCTAACCCCAATACTGCAAAGTATTTCTTACCTGATGTATTCGGAGATTATGAGAACTTCTACCAGCTAAAGTTTAAGGGTGGTTATAAGGGTGTTAATCTTAGATGTATGGTAGACTGCTTACACGTAGACCATAAGAATAAGACTATTACACCAATAGATTTAAAGACTACCTCTAAACCTGAGTATAATTTCCCACAGTCTTTTATTACATATCGTTATGCTATACAGGCACAGCTTTATTGGGCTTTGATTAGAGCTGTATTAGATAGAGATGAGGAATATAAGGATTATGAACTACTAGACTATAAGTTCATAGTAGTAAATAAGGAAACATTAAATCCTCTAGTTTGGGAGTTTAATCAGACTAAGAGAACAGATGGTTATACCTTGGGTGATGAGACCTTTAGAGGTTGGAGAGAAATTGTTTTAGAATTGAATGATTATCTTACCCTAAACAAACATCAACCTAACTGGGTTAAACCTATAAACATTATTGAAGATTTCTTTAAAAAAGAATAATATGAAAAAAGAAGATATTAAGTCTAAACCTGTTTGTGAAGTTTGGCAAACTAGTATGAAAATATCAGAATTAGCTGCAGAAATTCTGAATATAGCTGATGAATCTGAACTTCGTATCATTAAGAGAAGGAAGAAAGCACTCAGAGAAATTAGAGTTAAAGCTTATGAGATTCTAGCTAAGACTGATGCGTTAAGAGATATATCTTCTAAAAATCAAACAAAATGATGTTTAAAATTATTGTTTCAGTATGCCTGATTTTAATAGCAGGTTATCTGCACGAAATTATGAGATACCTTGATAACATTTCAAGGAAATAATTATTAACTAACTTATTAAAAATGACTCCTAGTAAACAAGCTTTATCAGATTATGTCTTCCAAAGTAAGTACTCTCTTTATATGCCACATTTAAAGAGAAAGGAAACTTGGGAAGAGAGTGTAGAAAGAATTAGACAGATGCACCTTACTCAGATTGAGAAGGTAGCACCAAGAGCATTAGAGAATGAATGGTTTATGGAGAAATTCAATGAAGCTATTCAGTTCTATAAGGATAAGAAACTTGTAGGTTCACAGAGAAACCTGCAGTTCGGTGGAGAACCAGTCCTTAAGACTAATGCTAAATCGTATAACTGTAGCTATACTCATTTAGATAGACTAAGAGCTTTCAAGGAAACAGCTTGGATGCTTTTATGTGGTTGTGGTGTAGGTTTATCTGTAGAGCAAATGCACATAGATAAGCTACCCAATTTATTAACAAAGGATAGGATAAATACTCTTAGAGAACCATTCCTTGTAGATGATTCTATTGAGGGTTGGGCTGAAGCTTTTGAAGCTTTAATCTACCATTATTTCTATGAGGATTACCCTATACCTGAATTTGATTTTAGTGCTATTAGACCATCAGGTGCATTGATTGCAAATAGATTTATTGCGCCAGGACCTGAAGGATTAAAGAAGAGTTTGCAGCTTATTGATAAGCTATTAACAAAGGCTGTTAATAATAGTCAAACAAAACTTACAGCACTACAATGTACAGACATAATTTCGTTTATTGCTGAGTCTGTATTATCAGGTGGTGTAAGACGTTCCGCTTGTATCATTCTCTTTACCCCCGAGGATGAAGAAATGGTAAATTGTAAGACTGGGGATTGGTTTACTGAGAACCCACAGAGAGCTAGATTTAATATGTCTGCAGCTCTTACTAGAGATAAGGTTTCTTATGATACTTTCTCAGGTCTTTTTGAGGCAATGCGGAGGTCAGGTGACCCAGGACTTTATTTCAGGGAGATTGATGGAATAGGATGTAACCCTTGTTGTGAGATTGGATTCTACCCTGTAGATAAGAATGGTGTAACAGGGTGGCAAGTATGTAACCTCGTCTCCATCAACGGTATGGAATGTACGAACGTTACTGATTTTTATAAGTATTGTGAAGCAGCTTCTACACTAGCTACAGTACAAGCTATTTACAATTCATTCCCATTCTTAGGTGAAGCTACAGAAAACATTATTAAGGATGACCCTCTTATTGGTGTTTCTATTGGTGGTATTATGAATAACCCCCACATTTTATTAGATAGAAATTCACTGAGAACTGGAGCTAATATCGTTAAGAGTCAGAATGAAAAGATAGCAAGAGTTCTAGGTATTAATCCAGCTAGTAGAACCACTTGTGTTAAACCAGATGGTACCGTAAGTTTATTGTTAGGTATGACTTCTGGTATTCACGGTGCTTATGCTAGAAAATACCTTAGAAGTGTAGAAGCTAATATAGAGGAACCTAATCTAAAGGCTTATGAAGAAGCTAACCCACAAGCTGTACAAACAAATATATTTAAACCTAATACAGATAAGAAGATTTTCTTCCCTATAGAAGAAGATGGCGATACTGTGTTAAGAGAAAAACTACACGGAGTTAATCTATTAGAGGCTGTTAAGCTTGTTCAACAATGCTGGGTTAAGGAAGGAGCTAGAGATTATAACCAGCCTGTTCATAATAACGTATCAAATACGGTAGATGTATATGATAATGAATGGGATGAAGTTAAGAAGTGGGTATGGGAAAATAAATCTTATGTCTCAGGTATATCATTCTTATCTTCTTATGGTGATATTGATTTACCACAAGCACCTATGTGTAAGGTAAATACAATGGAAGAATTATTAGAATATGGGGAAGGTGCTTTATTTGCATCAGGTCTCATTACAGATATCCTCAAGGTATACAATGACCTATGGACAGCTTGTGAAGTAGTCCAAGGTAGAGGTGAGAAAGTATTTATTACCTCTGATATGGTAGCTGAGAGTATGAAGAAGGAAGGAGTTGGTTATACTCAGGAGGAAATACAAAAGATTACAGCAAACTTAGAACTAAAGCTCTTTGATAGAGTTAAGGGTTTATCACAGAAGCGTGATATAATCAGAAGAATAAATAAGTTTGCTAATAATTATTTTGGTGGGGATATTTATAAGGCTATAAACGTTCTCAAGCGAGTTAATAACATTCATTACTTTAAGGAACTTCAACGCACTTATACTCCCATTAACTGGGATGAAGTGGAATTTGAAAAGGAACAATTCACAAATGCAAATGAATTAGGTGCAATGTCTTGTTCTGGAGGTTCTTGCGAAATTAAATAACCAGGTGTTTTATTACACCTCTTATATATTATATGCTGAAAAAATCAATTTATAAAATGCAGCCATTCAATGGCTCTATATATTTTTGCTATGGTGACTTTGAAGACTTCCTAAGAGAAATACACGGGAAAATAGATGAAGTAGAGGAGGCTAATATCAAGACAAAAGGATTTGAAAATTCTCTTGGTTTAACCACCTATGCTGGTAATAGTAGTTACATATTCATAAGTAGGGAACATAATAATAACCTTTCTATTCTTCTAGGCTCTACTGTACACGAGATAATGCACGCTATATTTCATACATTAGATTGTGCAGGTTATAGCTATAATACAGAAGGTCAAGAATTGTACTGTTATTATCACAATAGTGTATTAGAAACAGTATTAAATCAACTTGATTTAATCAATATTCATACTCAATATATTACAAGAAATGAAGATACAAGTAAAACTCAGGGATAAGGAATTTCCTATCCAAGTTATAGATAAGGGAGATTGGATTGATTTGTATGTTACGGAAGATGTAACTATTGAAAAGGAAAAGAGTGAATCTTACCCAAAGCTGGCTATACTACCTCTTAATGTAGCTATGAAGTTACCAGAAGGTTATGAAGCTATTGTAGTACCTCGTAGCTCTACATATAAGCATTTTGGTATTACCTGTGCTAATTCATTTGGAGTTATCGATAATTCTTATTGTGGTAATGAGGATTTCTGGGGATTCCCTGCTTTAGCTTATAGGAAGACTACCATTAAGAAGGGTAGTAGAGTTTGTCAATTCAGAATTCAGCTTTCTCAGAAGGCTACTATCTGGCAGAGAATAAAGTGGCTGTTTGATAGTAAGATTGAATTTGAATATACCGATAACCTATCTTCAGAAAGTAGAGGTGGTTTTGGAACAACAGGTAAGAATTAGTTTTGATAAACTATTTTATACTGGTGTACCAATAATTACAGTTAAATCTGATATAGGAGAACTTAATTTGTTAGTAGATTCTGGAGCCTCTCTAAATGTTTTAGATTCGCAGTTCTTAGACGATGCTGATGCAAAGTTTGATTGTGAATGTAAAGGATTTGGAGGGGCTACTAGTCTCTCCGAAATATATGAATTGGATATAGTCTTAGAAGGAAAAGAGGTGACTATTCAAACACAGTTCGCTGATTTATCCAATATAAAAAGTTACTTTACTGATTTAACTATACACGGTATATTAGGTTCGAGATTTTTAGTTAGCAATAATGCTATCATAGATTATAATGATATGGTTTTAATACTATGATTTACTTAGTAACACAACAAGCAGAGTTGTTTGATACTTCTAACTATAAAATTATAAGTATAGAAGAATCTTTACAAATGCTATCTAAAGCTAACCTTCTCCAATATGACTCAGAAACTACAGGTTTAGACCCACATATCTGCCAGCTAAGATTAATTCAGTTTGGTTCTGATAAATATGATTTTCAGATGGTTGTTGATGTGGAGTCTGTACCTGTATTCTATTATAAAGAAATCTTAGAAACAAAAACCTTAATAGGTCACAACCTAAAATTTGACCTTAAGTTTCTGTATTCTGTTGGGATTATACCTAGAAAGGTATATGACACTATGATTATGGAACAGCTTGCTTTCCTAGGGCATAAATATGATGGAGGACATTACTCTCTGAAGAATACTCTATGGAGAAGGTTAAATGTCTCTATGAGTAAGGAAGTCCGAGATACTATTACCACAGCAAGATTGAATGATTCTATTATTATATATTCAGCTAAGGATGTATTGTATATAGAGAAATTAGCTGCTTCTATCAAGAAAGATTTAGAGGATAAGGGTTTATTAACAGCCTGTCAATTTGAATGTGATACTATTCCTGTAATGGCTTATTTAGAATGGTGTGGTATTAAGCTGGATGAGAATAGATGGAAAGCTAAGATGGATAATGATTTAATCAGATTAAATGCTGCTACTAAAGCACTAAATGAATTTGTAGAATCTAATCCATTATATGAAGCATATACAGAGATTCCTAAGTATTACGACCTATTTGAGGAAGTAGATTTCTCACCTAAGTGTACAATCAATTGGAAATCATCTAAGCAAGTAATACCTTTCGTTAAGATGTTAGGTTTTGAAACACTTGTTTATGATAGAAAAGCTAGGAGGTTTAAAGATAGCGTGGAATCAAAAGTACTCTCCACACAGAAAGGAATCAATGATGTCTTTCTAAAGCTATACCTAGAGTTTAAAGGAGCTGACAAAGTAGTAGACTCTTTTGGTCAAGTGTTTATAGACTCTATTAACCCCATTACAGGAAGACTTCATACTGACTATCACCAATTAGGTACTGCTTCAGGTAGAATGTCTTGTGGTGGTAGTGATAATAGTGATATAGCTTTATATAAGAAATTACCGAAAGGTTCTTGTAAGAATTTAAACCATCAACAGCTACCTAGTGACCACGAAACTCGTTCAAGTTTTGTATCAGAAAAAGGTAACTTATTTTGCTCTTGTGACTACAGTGCTTTGCTAACACTCATACTTAATATAAGTATTTAAATACCAAAAAATTGGGTACCTATTAGAGGAAACTCTTATAGAAAAATTGCCGAAATTCAAGGAAGGAGAAGGTAACTCTAACCCTGAGCCAAGCTTTAATAAATTTAATTTGTTTTAGAAGGTGCAGAGACTATAATGGCACACCTAAGTTATTTAGATAATAATATGGTGAAGGGATAGTCCACCGTGAGTGCGGTGCTAGAAAGTAGATTGGGAGCTGATATTTACGATGAAAAAGCTATGTTAAAAGAGTATATAGAAGGCTCTGGAGATATACATAGTTTGGCTGCAAAAAGTTGTTTTCCTGAAGAGTTAGAAGGTATAGAAATAAAGGATATTAAAAAGCTTAGACCTGACCTCAGAAAAAAGGCAAAAGCACCCGAATTTTCGGTGCAGTTTGGGGGTGGAGCTAAATCTATTTCTGAGTCTTTATCTATCTCTTTAGAAGAAGCTCAAATAATTGAAAATAACTTCTATAAAACCTTCTGTGGTATTAAAACTTTTAAAGAAAAAGGAGGTAAATTTGTTAGGAAAAATGGTTATATAATTATGTGCCATACTACAGGACATAAGATGTTCTGGCAAGGTTTTGATGAATGGAAAGAAAGAGAAGCTAGATATAGAGAGGATAAAAACTTCTGGGATGAATATAGAAAGATAAAAGAGTCTAACCCAGAACACCCTCTCGTTTTAGAAGTAAAGAAGCATTTTGCTGAGGTATCTAAACAAGAAAGATTAGCTCTTAATGCACCCACTCAAGGTAGTGGTGTTATTATCATTAAGGAAGCAGCAACAAGATTATATAAGTGGATACTTGACAATAATTACTTCAATAAAGTGAAGATTGTTAATATAACCCACGATGAAATTAACACTGAATTTCCTGAAGAACTAAAGGATTTCTTCCCTGAGTTCTTAGCTAATTTAATGAAAGAGAGTGCAGCAAAATTTTATACAAAACTAGAGTATCCTGCAGAACCTGCTGTAGGAGACCATTGGATTCACTAATTATGATTATAGACAACTTTGATTTAATTGCAGAGTGGTTTAAAGGTTTAGAGAGTAACAAGGATTACTATATACAAGTTGAGATTATTCAACGGAAGAAGGATGGAGTTAATGTAGGTAATAGTACCAGTAATGATAACAGGTCTATTAAGAAATTCTATCCTATTTCTGTTGAAAGTCTGCTTGCTTATAAGGAGAGGATTATAGATATAGTTAAGCGTAATAATGCTCGTGCTTATATATATCCTGCATATATATCAAAGAAGCAAGTTTACCATAAGTTATTGTTAGACTTAGTTTCAAAAGTAACCTCAGAAAACTTTGATAAACCTGTTGAGAATTTAGCACCTGCTTTATGCTCTCAATGTCTAACTAGCAAATATCTGATTTTCGATGTCGATAGTAAGGACCCAGATAAACTAAAAACCACATTAGATGCTGTATCTTCTCTTTCTAAGTCGATAACAGTGTTAAATACAGTCAATGGTTTTCATATCCTGTGTAAACCTTTTAACTACACAGAAATAGAATGGGGTTCTGATGTAGAACTAAAAACAAAAAACCCAACATTATTGTATTATGAGAACGAATAAAGAAGTAGCAGAAGCTTTTGTAGCAGGTGAAACTATGGCTAATGCTAATATGACTAGTACAGGAGATAAACTATTCTCTTATCATACTTGCATAGGGGAGAGTTTCATTAATAAGCGGACTGAATTATGCTTTATTATAAATGAAACAAGATACTCTAATACAACAGCTAGGCATAGGAATCTTATGCTAGATGCGTTAAATAAACTTCTATTTCAGGGGTTTATAATACAAATAACAAGAGTAAATAATGTGCCTATAGGAACTCAATCACTAAAACAATATTACAATGACATATAGATTTGAAGAACCACGTTGTGAATATTTACCACAAAATAATATTGTAGAACACGTAGCTATCTGTGCAAGAACTTGCTATGATTCTACAGGAACAGAAAATAAAAAACTATTTGATACACTTAAAAAGAGAGGGCACGCTTCAATGCTTAGACACGGTTCTCTTTACTATAAGATGCCTAAGATTGAAAGGTGGTTTGAATTCCTTAAAATGTTTAAGTATTGCCCTTATGTAGAGATAAATGAAATGGAAGATTGTTTCTACATGTCTACTAATATGCAATTCTATCAAGAAATTTTGAGTAAAATTCTACCTGAAATTGAGTTAAAGAAGATTGAAATCCCTGAAAATAAAGTATCTGAAATTTACAGAAGATTTACTTTTAGAGTATTTACCTCTATTGCTATTGCTAAGGAATTAAATAGAGTATCACCAAATAATATCGCAGAACGTTCTACTAGATATGTAGACTATTGTAGAGCAAAGTATGGTGTAATGCCTATTATGAAACCCCATTGGTTTAAGGGTAATAATTCTCCAAAGGAATCTGCATACTTAGGAGCTTTAGAGAATGCTGCAGTTTATTATGGTGTTCTTAGAGATAGAGGTCTTCCACCTGAAGATGCAAGAGGTATTATCCCACTTGATGCTATGAGTGAAGTAGTATATACTTACACCTATAAGGAATGGAAGTTTATCTTTGATAAGAGAGTGAGAAATTCAACGGGTAAAGCTCATCCAAATGCTATTGAAATTTGTGGCAAAATAGAAGCTATGTTAGATGATTTAATTGTAAAGGAAAATGGAAGAGAATAAGGATGTTATAAACCCAAATCATTATAAGCAAACATCAATAGAATGTATTGATATAATGACTGAACTTTACGGTAAAAATTCTGTTAAGGAATTTTGCAGATTAAACGCTTTTAAGTATCTTTACAGACACCAACAAAAGGGTTCAGAATTAGCTGACTTAAAGAAAGCTAGTTGGTATCTGGATAGATTAATAAAGCTTTTAGAAAATGATTGATTTAAATTACGAAACAAAGGATGAATTCTATGAGCTACTTGACCTATTAGTAGGTAGTGGTTTCCTAGAAAACTCTGGCATTAAATATAGAGCTAGTCATAATAGTGGGATAACTAGATTAATTTATGTTACCCTTTCTATTCCAATGACAAGTGAAGATATAGCCAGGGAAGTCTTAGAAAGAAATAGAGGAACTATGTTTGTTAGTGACTATAATTATATAGTACACGTTCCTCTATACTCCCTCTTTAAAGAGGATTTGATTGATGTATGTCTACCATTTCAAGTATTTGCAACAAAGAATGTAGATATATTATCAAATAAAACGAAAGTGAAGAATACAACCCTTGACTTAAATAGTCTAAAGGAGTTGGTAAATACAGGTCGTGAGATTTATGTATATGGTAATAGTATTTACTATATCTAAATTTCTTCTGTGAATTGTTGTTTAGTTGGTGGGGAAGGTTGCTGTAAAATGTAGCCTTCCCCATTTTTTTTATAAGTTTCGCATCAGTAAAAAAGTTATTACTATCTTTGTAATAAATCACTTAAAATAAATATGTTATGGCATACTGTGAAAGATTATCAGATGAACAATTAGCGGTATATAAGGACTTGGGTTATAGTGATGGGTTTATTAAAGGTGCAGTATCACTTTACCTGGAAAAAAATCCTTCCAAATCTGAGTATCCTTCCGCAAATCAATTACGAGAATTTATACAAAATAGTAAATACGGGGCATATAGTCTTAATTATTACAGCGAAAGAGAAAAATCTGAACCGATTATAATCTCTACTGCTGCTCACGATTTAAGCCCTTTCAAACCTTTACAGATTACTATCAAGATTGGTAATGAGCATACAACAGCTTATACTATTGAACACGCATTTCTTTTAGATTTTGTTCACAATCTTATAGGTAAGAAAGGTGCTAAAGCATTCTTTGATTCTATCAAGGATAAAACAATCAAAGAGGTTAATGTTAAAGCTTTAGAAGAAAAACTCAAAGAGAAGATAGGGGATAAAACCTTATTAGAATGGTTTGAAGAAAAGCCTGATGCTGTAAGACAGTCTATGTTAAAGGCTGCTTCTACAGCATTAATTGTAAACAAAAAGGCTAAGTCTCTATTCTTAGATTATATGGATAAGGACTTAAACATAAATATAGAATATGGTAAGTACAAGGAATTCCCAGAATCTCTTAGACAGGCTTATAAAGAAGTTATCTCAGATGCTCTAAGATTAACAGCCTTAAAGGAATTTAGAGAAAGAAAAGAAGAAGAAATTAAAGCCTTAGAAGCTGGTATTAATATTGTAGAAAGAGATGCTGTAGAGCAAACCTTTACTCCAATTCAAAGAGCTTCTAGAGAAAACTATATTGCAACTAGAGTTATCACATTAGGTAACCTAGAAGCTAAAAAGCAAGGTACTACATTTGCAGATTTAGTTTTAGGTAAGAGTATTAATTACTTCATACAAAAGGCTAAGGATGAGATTGAATTATCTGCTAAAGGTGAAGATGGACAATCTCCTGTAGCTATTGCTCTAAAGACTTTAGTTAATTCTGGTTTTGATAAAGTAGCTAGAAAGTCTGGTGGTGTGCATAGTATCACCAATGACTTAATGCAAATACATAAGACACTAGCTAGTAAAGGTCTTAGCTTCAAAACAGAACATTTCCAAAGTATTTTCGATGACTTAGATATAGATGAAGCAATAAAAGATAGAGCTTTAAAGCAAGCTAAATATAGACAAGAAGAGTTCAAGAAAATTCTAAAGCACTTCAACATTCTTAAGAAGGGTATCAAGATGCCCCTGCTCAAAAGAGAGAATATTCGTCTTTCTTCTAAGTTTGAATCGGCTGAAGATATTACGGATGATATTGAAGAAAGAAGCTTTGACTTCTCAGCTAATGAGGGTTATGCTATTGACTCTGTTAATAAGAGAATCAGAAAGCTTCTTAACAGACTCCCTCTAATGAATGGTGATAAATACATATTAGATGATTTAGGAGAGAAGCAATATCTATCTGATACTTATACCTATGCTATAATTCAGAATGCTTTACAAGGCACTCGCTCTTATGAAGCTATGAGAGAAAGGTTGGAAAACCTCTCTAAGAAGTATGCTTGGGTTAAGGCTCTTACTAGTATTTTAGATAAGTCTGCTAACTATAAGCCTACTGGTACAGTAGACCAATATGAGATGTTGCACAATGAGTTCTTTGCTTCTTTCTTTAGAAGTAGAACTTATTACCAAGTAAAGAGAGATGTTCTTGTAAGAGATAATTCTCCTGCAGGTCAAGACTTCTTGAGACTTACAACATTTGATATTAATAATGATAGAGCTTCATATAGAAATTATGCAGAATGGAGTAACACCTATATGCAAGGTATTATTCTAGATGAAGGTTTATCTATATATGATACAGAAGGTAATCTACATAAAGATAAGCTAGAAGCCTACAGAAAGTTTGTAAAAGAACTTGATAAAAGTTTAAAGCCAAGTGGTGATTATATTGAATGGGAAGCTAATTTTATAAATAATAAAGAAGCCCAAGAAAATATAAGAAGAATGCTTAGAGCTATAGGTATTGCACCTGAAGCTTCTAACATATTTGATTACACTACTAATGAAGCTCTACAGAAACTAAAAGCAGCTAATTATGCTAAGCCTGTAGATACGCTATTGGATAAAATATTCAGCAGTGTATATACGTTTATCAATGATGCTGAGGATTTCATAAAGAAGCAGAAAACAGAAGGTAATATTGTAGATGTAAATCTCTTTAACCAATTCAAGCATTCTTATTATGATTTAGGAGAACTAATTCAAACTTCAGATAATGATGCTTTCTTAAAGGCTAATTTCAGAAATAGTGGTAAGATGTATAATTCTTATACAACTCCTACCTATCTACAAACACTCTTAGATAAACTAAGCGGTATAGAAGTAGAAAACTATGATGAAATGATTTATGAAGAGTACCTAAAGGATGGGTTCTTCAAACATAATTATGTGGTTCAGCAATTAGCTCGTAAACCTGAAGATGGTGGACTAGAATCTAGAGAACTATTAGACTATAAAGAGATTCTCACCTTCCAAGATAAAGAGTTTAAGGAATGGACTGAGAAGGATAAATATACTATGCAACTAGATGAGTTCAAAAAAGAAGAAGATAGTGCTTGGTATCGTATCCCTCTAGCTGGTGAAATCAAAAGAGCTGGTTACTATAGATTTGAAAAGATTACTGATGATAAAAAATTATATGAACTATTCAGAAATTTAGTAAAACAGGAACACGAAAGAATAAAGGAAACAGAAAGATGGGAAGAAGAATCTAAGAAGTCTCCTATAGCCCCAGTAGATAAGATTATTAAGAATGGTAAGAGATTCCACTATTTACCAGCACTTAATACGTTGAAGATTGAAGGTCAAACTTTAATGGAATCTTTGGAAAGTGGTGTTATAGGTAATGTACCATTTAGTGAAAATGCTATTATAGATAAATTTGTAGTACAGGTTTTAAAAGATATAGTAGCAACAGAAAAAGCTAAGATAGAAAGTTACGATATTAAAGCTTCTGATACTGATTTAGTATTTTTCATTTTAAATGATTTGTATTTTAGAACCCAATTCTCACAATTAACAACTGGAGATATGGCTAACTTTGATAGCATTATTGACTATCAAAAGAGATACAAACAGGTTATGTCAAGTACTACTAGATTGAATAGTGGTAATGATGTTCAGAAGACTTTATATATCAGTGATGAAGTTTTAGCTTCTACTATTCTCCCAGAGATTTCCGCTATAGTAAAGGAAAGAGTTAAGAATAAGGAGCTTACAAAAGAAGAAGGTGATATTATTATTGAATCCTTCAAGAGTGTTAATGCTACTGATGGTCAGGCTTATAGAACCATAGATGGATATAAGTACATTATGGAGAAGTCTGGACAATGGACTGATGCAATGGAAGAGTTTAAGAAGAAGCTCGATGAAGCTTTTAAACCTGACTCTGATGTTCATATATCCTATACAGAAGCACAAGACTTCTTCTTTAATGCTATTAAACCCCTTGTCTATGGCTCTTCTATGGTCGATACAGGAATGATTAATACTGAAACTGGTGAAAAGATTTACAAGAGAATCAATCACCAGCATAAGAATTCAGAAGTTCTTATGTTAGCTATTAACTCCTTTGCTACTACTTCTCCAACACTAAGAGCTTTAACTACATTTGCTAGAAACAATGGTATTCACGTATTTGAATTTGCTTCTGCAGTTAAGGTTGGTTCTCAAGGTGTTGTCAATCTCTTAGAGAAGGATGTAGCAGGTCAGACTATTACTATTAATGAATTAGATAGTGAAGGTAATGTAGCACCTAAAGAATATACATTTGCTGAAGATGCTAAGCCTTCTGCTGCTAGAAAGCTTATTGCTAATCTATTAGAAGAAGGGAAGATTACCAAGGAAGAATTCCAAAGACTCCATAAGGTAATCAACAATACAACTGAAAAAGAGATTACAGCCAAGCTAGAATCTGCTACTAAGTTGGATGGTAAATTAAATCCTTCTGTTGTACACGAAATACCTTATTCAAGTTATGGTTTTCAGGTTAATACTCCTGAACACTATTATGATTCTAAGGTGTTAATTGGTACCCAGTTTAGAAAGCTTATCACTTCTAACATTGAACCAAGTAATACTTATGTAGTTAAGACTCTCAATACTGATGGTATGGAGACTGAATTAAGGATGAGTGGACATACCTTTATGCAGACTATCAATGGTAAGATTATTGAGAATGTTTATGATAAGTATGAAGAAGTAAGGGAAATATTTGAAGACCCTCTTAAGTTAGAATCTATTATCCAAAGTGAAATTGGTTCTAACCCAAGATATGGTACAGAAATTGCCAAGTTCTTCAACCTTATAAATGATGGTACAATAGAGAATCCCAGACTTAAGTTTGAGATGGCTTTAGAGGACCCTCAGAACTCTAAGATTATTGAAGCTATCTTCTCAGGTATTGCGAAGAATAGAATCAATAAGATGAAGACCGCTGGTGGTTCACTTATTCAGATGTCTAACTTTACTCTATCAGATAAGCTTCAAGTAAAGATGAATCCTGATGGTAAGAGTATTGATTACATTCCAGCTTATGTACCTATTTACTCTAAAGGCCTTATTGATTTTTATGGTGATGAAAATGGTAATGTAGATATTAAGAAGATTGAAGAAGAAGCTCCTGAATTACTAGAGATGATTGGTTATAGAATTCCTACAGAAAGTAAGCACTCTATGCTTCCTATTCGTATTGTAGGTTTCTTACCTAACTTTAATGGTTCTTCAATCGTTCTTCCTGCTGATGTTACTAATATTACAGGTTCTGACTTTGACATTGATAAACTCTATATTATGAGACCTTATCTTGAGGTTGAAAGTTATGAGTTAGATGAACAAGATGAAGAAGGTAATAATGTTATAGAAAGAGTTCTAAGAAAGAAATCATATACTGATGGTAATGGTTTTATTGAAGGTAGTACACCTGAAGAGAATTATGCTATGAGAAATAATTTCTTATTTGACTCTTATATGGCTATCCTAAAGAGTGAACATTCTACTGGAGAAATCTTTGACCCATCAAGCTTTGCTGTACTTAATGCAGAAGCTAAAGAATCATTCCTAAGTTCTTTCACTTATGAAGAGCTCTACAATATGGTTGAAAAGGCAGGCTTAATGTCAGAGCTTTCTAAGGAAGTTAAATTCACACAAGACCCTATTAAGGATAAGCTTTTAATTCTAGAAAGTCTTAATGAGGAAAGAATCCAAAAGATTATCTCTACATATGAGTCTTCTAATACTCCCTTCTTGAGTTCTACAATGCATTACTTTGAAACTCAGAATGCTGTAGGTCTAGACCTTGTAGGTATTTCAGCTAATGCTAACACCTTTATGGCAGTAGCCCAACAGATTAAGGACGAGCTTCACCTAAAGGAACCTATTGTATATGATGGTAATACTTACAGTGGATATGGAGAAATCTATAGCCCTACAGGTAAGAATATTCAAAGAACAGTAGGACAGTTTGTTATTGCAGCAGTGGATAATGTTAAGGCTCCAGCTCTTGCTTATATGAAAGCGGATGTTGGTAACTTAGGTTCTATTATTGCTGGGGTAGCTTTAGGTCTTCCTACTAGAGATTTAGCTATTATGTCTAACTTAGGTTTACTAGCTAGCAAAAGAACTCTAAACAAGGGTAAATCTTTAATGCACTATATGGATGTTTTAAAGAAGGTTGATATGGGTAAAAGTATAGATGAAAATTTCGCTTTAGATTCTAAGACTTTGAAACTACTTCAAGCTTCTTTACCAGACATAAAGAAATTCATTGATGAAAAACTTGGAGGTAAGAGAAATTTTGTTGAAGCAGCTAAAGCTCTAGAAGAGAAATTCAGTAATATATCTAAAGCTGATTTAGGAACTATTATTAATGGTGTAGCAGCTATGGTTAGACTAGAAGCTAAACTTATAGATTTAGGTAGTGCTTTTAGAAAGATTATTGGTGTTACAAAATTAGATACCTTTAGAGGTGCAGTAGGTCCTACAGCTGCAGATACTCTAATTAAGTATCTACAAGTAAAAGAAGATGTAGAATATTTAACTAGTGAAATCAGCCCTATAGCTGTAAGTAAAAACTTCTTAGATGTAGATGGTTTTAAGGATAAGACAAAGGAAGAAATAAAGAACGAATTGTTAAGAAGTGGTTCACACTTCTACAAAGCATTCTTCTACTTTGGTATGGATGCTGCATTCGATTATATGAGTCAGCATTTCAATGTTCTTAATAAGAATTTCCTACCTGTTATTGAAAGACTTCGTGACTTAGGTATGGCTATTAATGTTAAGAATATCAACTTAGCTTATGAGCATTATATGCTTTATCATATGAGTGGTACTGAAGTAATGAATGACAACTTAAATGAAACTATGTTTAAGGATATTCCTCTTCAATTCATACATCTTCAAGAAAAGTATAAAGAGTTACGCTCTTTACTAATCTTTAAAACTATGAAGAGAGTAATAGAAGGTCAGATTACTTCTCTAGATTTTGTTAATGCGAATGAACTAGAGGCACAAAGAAGAGACCAGTTTACTCGAGAATGGGAGTATCTTCTAGACGTTGGTATCAAGGCGGCTATGGTAGAAGGTGATACACCTGAAGCAAAGAAAGAAAGAGAAAAGCGAGAACTATTTGATTTTGCTATTAATCTTTATCGTTATGGTTTATATAGAGGTAATATAGGATATAAGTATAAAGGTATTAACCACCTTGCTCCAGCTAGATTGAAACGAATGTTCAATGGCTATGGAGAAGTTGTAGGTAATATGCGTAATATCGTAGATTCTATGAACAATGGTGATGAGAGGTTTGTAAGACAATTCTTATCCAACAATAATGTTCTATATGAAAACTACAAGAATCCTCGTCTAACAGCTAATTCCTTCTTAGGTGCTATAGATGTTTATTCAGAAGGTTGGTCTGTAGTAGGTATAGACGATATTGAAAATATTACTCACTTGGATGATGAATTTACACTATTGACTAAAGGCTCTACTCCACCAAGTTCGCTTTTAATTAGTGGTGATACTTACATAATAACTTCGTCCTATGGTTCTAGTTTCACATATACTAAGCTAAAGCAGTACTTCTATAATAGTCCATTTGTTAGATATAGTAGATATGAAGATTTCCCTGAAGAGTTTTTAGATAAAGGTGAATTCAAGAGTAGATATTTAGATGAAATCGAGACTATTGCTAAACTTCAAGAAGAACAAGATGGTAAAGTTTTAACTCTAAGTAAAAGAGGAAAAGGTAATTCTGATACTTCAGCTACTAATGCAGCTAAGGAACTACTTGGTCAGACTCCAGAAGAACAGGCTATAAACGCAAGTAATAGTGAAGAATTTAGAATAACTCCTGATGGAAAGAAAAAGTGTTAATTAATAATAAGGAATAAAATGGCAAGTTGTTATTGGATTCCTTCAGTAAGAAATAAAAATAACGACCTAGTGGAAAGTAAGCTCTATAAGGAGCTTACTTCCCTTACTAGGGATAGGGAGCTTACTGAGGATGTATATTGGGCATCTAAGACAGATGTATTCAAAGAGAATTATCCTGGTTTAGCTAAAGATGAAAATGGTGAATATCTATTATCAGAATTAGTTACTAAAACAGGATTTGATACTTATGTTGGTATAGCTAATATAGAAAGACAAGCTGGTGCTGGTGAATCTATCTCCTCTTATTACGATGGTTTAGTTAAAGCAGAAGAAAAGAATAAAACTAATACTTTCTCTGAAGGTTATGCCGTGGTACCATTGGGTGATAGGTTAGGTGTACATAAGGGTATTAACTCTGAGACAGTATTAAAGGAAAGAAGGTACCACGAGTTCTTAGAAAAGAAGCTCAAGGAATGGGGTGTATCTGTAGGTGTATTAACAGAAGCCGAAGAAAGAGCAGGACTAAATGGTCTTACTGATTTCTCAAGAGCAAGAAGAACTTTAGATGGTTTGGTGGAGATTATCAGACTAGCTAAAGGAGAGAAAGGTGAAGGTGCTTTATCAGAAGAGTTTGCCCACTTGGCTTTGGAAATGTTAGATGTTCCTCTTAAGTCTAGACTTTATGCTTCTATTACTGAAGAGAAAGCTAGAGAAATTCTAGGAGAACAATATGACCAATATTTAGAGAAATACGGTGACTTCGAAACAGTACAAAAGGAAGTTGCTGGTAAGATGTTATCTAAGGCTTTAGAGAATAACTTTGAGAATACAACTCAAATTCAAAAAGGTTTACTTCAAAGACTGGTAGATTACTTCAAAAAGTTCTTCTCTAAATTCGACCACTTTAGCTTAATGAGAGGTAGAACAGAAATAGAATCTAACTTCAATAAATTAGCTAAAGAAATACTAAATGGAGGTCTTAAAACAGAGATGAGTTTAGTAAATATTTCTGCAACAAAAGCTTTAGCTCAATTAGATAATACTATATCACTAGAATCTACCTTAAGAGAAGCTGTAGAAAAGGCGATTGAAACAGAGCAGAAACGTTTGCTTATTTACAAGTCAGATATGACCTTTGCAGGTAAGCAGAGAAATAAGATAGCAAGGCTTAAAGAAGCTGCTGCATCAGATGCTACACTATTAGAAGGTTTTATGGAGTATGTAGGTTATGCGCATAAGGACCTTCATAGTCTTGTAGAAAGAATGAAGAATCTTAGTGGTGCTACATTAGAAGAAGAAGCTAAGCTACTTAGAACTATTAGGGACTATGCTGCTTCTTATGATGATACACTATCTTATGCTAGAAGAATTCTATTTAGGTTTAATCTAGAATCAGAAGTATCTGAACCATTGGATGCTTTAGTTAAGAGTATGGAAAGTTCTAGTAACTATATTAAGGACTTATGGAAGGAAGAATCTAAGAGTATTCTAAAGAGATTAGTTCAGCCTATTATGGGTGATGAACTGATAGTACCATTTGGTAAACACTCAGGTACTGTTTATTCTCTTGATAAACTACTAGAGGAAGTATCTGAAGATATTGGTCTACTAGAAAGATGGGTATTACCTATGAATGTATCTACTGATGTTATTTTACAATCAATAGACTACGCTGTCAAGGATAGGTTATATCAATCTAGAAAGATGGCTATAGATTTCGAAAGAAGAATCCTAGATGCTCAAAATAAATTAGGTAAAGATGAATCTACTGACTTTATGTTTGAGAGAGATTCTGAAGGCAATCTTACTGGTAAATATGTAAGAAAATACAATTATACAGCATATGAGAATGCCCGAAGTGCATTTGCAAAAGAGCTTGCTGAGCGATTTAATATACCTGAGAATGCTAATCCTAAAGACAAATTAGATAGAAAAGACAGAAGAGCTTATTATCAGGCTTGGCGTAATTGGAGTAGCCACAATCAAGTTGTTACTGAAGATGGTAGAGTACCAGCAGATAAATATCTAAATCCTGCCTTCTCAAATCTAACAACCAAACAGATGGAGTACTACAATACCTTTATGGAGTTAAAGAATGAAATGGAACAACTCTTACCTGAAGGTATGACTGATACTTATAATATAGTAAAGGTTAGAGCAAAAGCTGGTGAATCATTACAGAAGGGTAATATAAAGGGTTATGTAAAAGAAAAGTTATCTGACTTTGCATTAGTTACAGGTGAAGACTCTGAAAGACTTGGTGTAGAAAATGCGCTTACTGACTTCTCTGGTAACATTTATAGATACTTACCTATGCATTATATTAAGACTGCTAAGGGTGAGAATATGAATAGTATGAGTACTAATGCTACTTCTTCTCTTATTCTTTATGGTAATGCTGTTGCTAGATATAATCAATTAGACCAAATTGCTAATACTCTTGAAGTGTCTTATATGGCATTACAAGATAGAAAGGTTGGTAAGACCAAGAATGGTTTATCACTCAAGAGTATGTTTAGAAATGAGAAGGGTGAGGAAGAAGGTGCTACTGTATATAAAGAGAAAGGTTCTGAAGATTTAGTTGGTAGACTTAGAGATTATCTTGATAAATCTTTATATCAAGAAGGTGTGCAGGATTATAAGAGAGAGTTTGGGGGAAAGGTCTATTCATTGAAGAAGGCAAACGATGCTCTTATGAGTTATACCGCATTAAAAGGAATGGGTCTTAACTTTGCTTCACAGTTAGCTAACATACTGAATGGTATGTCCCAGAACTTAATTGAATCCATCTGGGCTAAGGAAAAGATGACTATGGTAGATATTGGTAAAGCTAACCAAATCTACTTCAAAAACCTTGGTGATATTCTTAAATATAAGGAGACTGGTCAGACATCAAATAAACTAGCAATGCTGTTACGTTTAGTTGATGCTAACCAAGACTGGACTGAATCAGTTAGTGAGAAATATTCAGGTACTACTCAGATGATTCTAAAACACCTAAATAGCTCTCTACTTACTATAGGTCAGGGTTTAGGTGACCATTACCTAAAACACCTTACAGCTATAGCCTTCTTAAATAACAAGAAGCTTAAACTCAATGGTGAAGAGGTTGATGTTTTAGATGCTATTGAGGAGTATTATATTGATGAGAATGATAAAGGAAAAGGAATGGCTATTAGATTTAAAGAAGGTGTTACTGATTCTTTAGATGCTAAGGTAGACTTTGATAGTTATTTCAGCAATATGTCTCAGCAAATGTTAAAGCTTAACCAGAGAATGTATGGTGTTTATAATACCATTGATAAACCTGCTTTATCAAAGTATATTGTAGGTAGTTGGTTATTAACATTCAGAAACTGGTTACCTAGAATGGTTCACGCTAGAATAGCTAAAACTCATTACAATGTAGCTGAAAAAGAATGGGACCAAGGTTACTATAATAGCTATATTTATGCTGTTAAGGAGCTATATAGAGTGAAGAAAGATATAGAATTTCTTGATGCTGTTAAGGTGTTATTAGGTAGCCAAAAGAAAGCTGAAGAATTAGGGTTTGATATGAAGGTTATAAACAATATCAGAAGAACCTTAACTGATATGGGACTTGTAGCATTCTTTACAATACTAAGTATGATGCTTTCACACTTATATGGATTGGATGAAGAAGATAAGAAAAAGAGAAAGCAGAATATCGCTAAGATGTCTCAATTCGATAAGTACCTATTATACTTTGTTACTCGTAATGAAATTGAGTTAGGTTCTACTTCACCATTTGCTTTTAAGATTGCATCTGAACAGACTAAGCAGATTGTTACAAACTCATTTACTCCAGCTTCTACTGGTATGGATATTATTAATAATATGTTCCAGCTAGTATATATACACGATATTGATGGTTTACATTTTGGTACAGATAGTAAGGTGTGGGGTAAAGATAAAAGATTCAAGGAAGGTCAAACACCTTTCTGGAAATACAGTAAAGCTTCTACTGCAGCAACAAGGCTTATGTTCCCTTGGGTTGATAATACATCTAGAATGGATGACCCATTAGAACAAGCTAAAGCACTGTTAATCTATAGAAGATAATAAAAAAGAGGTTGAGAATTAACCCAACCCCTTAAACGTAAATAGGCGTACTACTTAATTGTGGTACGCCTATTTTTTTATCGTGTGAAAATGTTCTTACATATCTTTTCTCTTTCAACTATTTTTAATGCTTCATTTCGTGAAGTATCATCCTTAATTTGATTGACTCTTTCTACGTAAGCTTTTTCCATTGCAGTAAGCTGAGCTATAATCTGACCTACTATCTTATTAACAGACTTCTTATAGTTCTGATTCTTTAGGAAACGCTGAACTTTAATATCAGTTAGATTACCAATGATATTAACATCAAGGTCAGGAATATCTAGAGTTTCTACATGTTCTGGGAAAGCAGCCTTCAGGTTTCGTTTTAAGGCTCTCAGAGCCTCTATAAGCGACTTTTGAATAGCTACTGAACCTGCAGTACCAATGTTACTTTCTTTCGCCGTTGTGTTAAGAATATCACGCATTATAGCATTTGCATTTCTATGATAAGCTTTTAGGAAACCTATCTTACCATAATTATCTAATGCATTCTTGATATACCACATAGGAACGCGAACTTCAAAAGGTAACATATTTAACCTATCATCTAATTCCTTGGAATATCTAGTGATAATGTTATTCTTTAATTGGTATTTCTGTTTATCCTCCTCATTAATAACCTCCTTTTCTTTTTCCTCCATTAAAGAATCTAACTTTTCTTCCTCTGATTCCTCAGTTAATTCAGGGTTTACTTTTGGTAAATCTCTATCCTCCATATCAGGTAATTCCTCTTCAGTAACTTCACTTTCAGGCAAATTACTTGGAGTTAATACCTCGCTATCAAGATGAATAGTAGGTTCTACATTACCTGCTTCTTCTCTTTCTAAAGCATCCTCGGCATTATCTTCAATCTTAGTTTTATTGAATTCTCCTTTATTGATAGCATCAAATAAACTCTTGATTGGAAGGTAGCCATCACTTGTTCTATAAGACTTAGTTCTGTTTCTGAAAGCATTAACTAATTTTAAGAAGGTACGAACTAACCAATTCTTCTTTCTCAAGTTAGCTTCATTCTCTTCAGAATATGGAGTTCTGTATTCTACTGGTTTATTACTTTCAATAGCATTAACCAACTCACTAAACTTCATTAAACTTTCAATCTTCTTTAGAGCAAGTATTACACGCTTTTTATCTTCAGGTTTACCATAAGTATCTGCACCAATATATTGAGCAAATAACTCAGCCATTATTTCTTCAGAATCCATCTTAAATACATCATCAATAACATCACTTAGAATGTTATCTTTTTGGTTTAAGAATTCACTAGATGAGAAGAAGCTTAAAAGTAAACTCTTGTCCTTAACGTGCAGAGCTTCTCTGTAGAGTTTGTGGAAGGCTTCGTGATATAGAGTATAAGCTGTAGCCTTATTAGATAAAACTATCTTACCTGTTCTACTATCATAGTAACCTTGAGCTTCACCATTTCTACTATTAATTATTCCTGTCTGAATAATCTGCTTTTGTATATCCCAACCTAACTTAGATTCCACCCATTTAGATTCTTTTGTGAAATCAAAATCCTCCCCTATTTTATATTTAGGTGATAGTCTAAATGAGTCATCATCGCTAAGTTCTTCAACACCTATACCAGCGAGTGGGTTAGAACCAGAAAGCTCTTTACCTTTTACTACTTCTTCAGCAGGTTTTTCTGTTGGAGTATCTGCAGGAACAGCTCCTGTTGAAGTACCTTTACTAGAATCATCAAGCTCTCTCATAAAAGAAAAAGCTACAGCACTAACTTCCTCACCTTCTGTTTTACCTTTAGTGCCTGTAGAATCAGTAGAACCATCTGCAGGTCCACTTGTAACTGTAGGGTCTTTATCTGCAGTTACTTTAGCTTCAGGTAATACTCTTGTATTAACTGTAACACCAGAGTCTTGTGTAAATGTAGATGTTGTACCTTCTTCGCCAGGCTTAGGACCATTGTGATTGAAGTAAGCTAGATATTTAAGTTTAATATTATTAGCTTCATTGTCATAATATAAATTCCAGTTTAAAGCAGGAGAATCACTACCCTTATAAGAATGAGACTTATCTTCTATTCTATCTCCAGAATGCCTTATAGCATTTATTACTTGCTTCTCTTTAGGTTCTAAAACATCATAAACACTCTTAGTTATAAGAATAACAGCCTCGTGTCTAACCTTATCCCATTCAGATTGTTTACCTACTAGTTTAGCTTTCTCTTCTGCATCTTCTATGCTACTAGAATGTAAGATAGAATCCATAGATTGAGTATCCTTGAAATATAAAGCTCTTGCATAAGCTAAAGCCATTCTAGGACTTGTAAAACTTTTAGTGAAAACTGTAAAGGTTTTTTCTATAGGTCTATTCTCTGAGAAAATAGTTTCATCACCTTCGAAAGTAATAGCACCATCCTTATATTCAATAGTTGTATTTAAAGCATCATTTTTGTTAATGTTATCCACGTAATCATTGATTACTTTGTATACAGCTTCTACAGGTTTTGCAACACCCTTAGAATTTCTAACAGATTCACCATTAAATGTTTTACCTGTAGTAAAGAATACGCTACCTAATCTTGGGTCAGATATATTAGTTCTAGCTATGCTTAAGAATTCTTGAGCATAATCACCCTTATTATCCTTCTTTATATTTTCAGGCTTTGGATAAAAAAGAGCTGAAGATATACTATTAGTTAATTGTGTAGTCCTTTCTTCAACTGTTCCTCTATCTAATGGTATTGCTGTTATATCAGCATAGAATTGTTCGTAAGTACGTGTTCCACCATTTTTTGTGACAACTGTAACAGTACGAGTATTTTTATTACCCTTATCGTCTCTAGTATATTTACCTATAAGTAGTCTAGGACCTCTTTCATCATTCCTATACTTAATAAACAAGTCTCTACCAAAATCAATATACTTAGAAAGCTGTTCTACTAAATGTTCCATTTCTGCAGGTATCTTTTCCTCAGAAACTTTTACAGAAAGTATTGTTCTATTTTGAATATCAGCAATCTGACTAAGTATATCCTGTACTTTCTTTACTACTTCTTTATCAGGATTTTCCTTTAAGGCTTCTCCTAATGTAGGCATAGATACAAAAGCAGGGTGGAAGTCTCCGTGAATATCAGGCAGAAGAATCATTAAACCTCCTCTAGAAGCTGCTAGAGTTTCAGGCTTAACTAGTACTTTACCATTTACAACCTTATCATTTACAACTAAAGCATTATTGGTTATTACACCAAGTCTAGCATTAGTAGTATCAAAAGATATTGGAGCATACTCAGTAGTATACTTTATAATACCACCTGTAACAAGAGATACATCAAAGAATTCCTGCATATCTTCTGAAGCATCTTTCTTCTCAAGATATACTTCATTAATACCTTCGCCTCTCTTATTGTATAACTCAGTTACAGCTTCTCTGATAGCCTTATTAGCAGGTCTAGAATCATCATTAGTAAATAAGTCACCTATCTTCTGTAAAGAACCATCTTCAAGACGCTTGTACATAAATACAGTAGGTCTTTGTAGATAGGTAGAGTCTTTATCTGTTATAGCTTCAGCTTTCTTCTTTTCAAACTCTTCTTCTATACCAAATATGATTTCATCTCCTACTTTAACATTGCCTGAATTTAGGAATTCAAAAGTACCTGCATCCTTTAATTCAGTGTATGTAAGATTAGCCATTTGATAAGCATCAGGAGCTATACCAGTATTTTCTAAACCTTTAGTAGCTGGTACATATTCACTATGCTTATCATTATAGATGGTTTTGTTATGCTCAGAAGTAGCAGGAGCTATAGATTGAGTATCTGAATCTAATTCTACCTTTTCTGGAATAGGTTCATCCTTCAAATCCTTCTTAGAAGTTTTAGGCTTAGGTTCATCTTCTGGTTCTGGAGTATCAATATCTATTAATCCTTCTTCTGTTATAGCTTGAGTTGGTATAACTTCAGTAGTAACACTTTCTTGTGAAGCAGGATTCATAGGAGAAGCATCTCCTGGCTTAGGACCTGTGCTAGTTTGAGCTGCTTGTACTGGAGCCTTCTTTAGATATTCTAATCTATTCTCATACGATTGCTTTATGCTATTAACTATATGAACTATAGCTCCAGCTAAATCACTAACTTCAGATGAATCAAGATTATATTTCTGTTGCATTTCAGATAGGAAATCTGTTACATCATCACTTATAATCTTACCTACATTGAAATCATTATATCTAGCTAGATATTCAGAGAAAGCATTAAATACACCCATAGCACCATTCTCAAGCATTTGCATTTGGATATTTTTACCCATAGCCTGGAATACTTGTGATTCAGCATAAGAAGCCCAGATTTCAGGTTTAGTTTCTCTAAGAATCTTACTTAACTTCTCCCACTTATAAAGGTCTCTTTCTCTTTGATATTCTGAACTGTATGCACCAGAATTTAATATGCCTAATAATTCCTTCATATCATTGAAGATACCATCATTAGCTTTACCTAAAGTTTCAGCGATTTCCTTTGATACTTCTGCTCTAGCTTCTTGGTTATATTTCTTTAATGCTTCTTCAATGAAACCACCTCGAGGGTCTTCCTCTGTATTAATAACATTCTGCACAGAAAGAAACGCATTTAAAGCATCTCTACCTTCTCTTGCTTCCTGATTATTAGGGTCTACCTGTAATTGATTATTGAAGATTAATTGAAGCTTTGCAATCGTTTTAGAAGAAAGGTTCTCAGGATTAACTTTAACTCCCTTTTCGAATACATTATCTAATTCGTTAAGAGCTTGTCTTTGGTTGTATAAATCTTTAATTTGTTTTTGTAACTCAAAGTCTCTCTTTTGGAATTCCTCTAAATCCTCTATTGCGGAATTTTCATTCTGAGCTATCTTTAATTCAGCTATCTTATCATCAATAGATTTAATAGAATCCTTTACATTGAAAGCACTTTCAAGGTTATCTAAATGTTCCTTAGCTTTATTTGCAAAACTATCTCTTAAAGCATACATAAAGGTTAATGTAGATTTCTGTTCTTTTGTGAAATCATAACCTTCATATCTCTCATCAACAAGTTTCTTTGCAACATCAAATGAATCCCAGAGTCTATTTAGCTTCTCTTGATTAGCTTTCATTATCTCTCTAACCTTAGCTAAATCTTCTGGTGATTCATTTAATTTTCTACCATTTTCAGTAAAACCTCCTGTATAGAATTCTCTATTATTCACTGAGTCAAATTCCTTAGTAGAACTTGATTCAACTAAACTAGATAAATGTTCATCAGTAAGGTTATCAATACTCTGATTTAATGCCGAGAAAGCTTCCTTAGTTTTACCTAATTGAACTGCGGCATTCATAAAGCTGTAGAGAGATAACATATCAGCATCTTCTGATTCATTTACCTTACCTTGGCTTCTAAGATTTGCAGCTAAATTACCTAAACCTTCTGAAGCAAATAACTGTCTATATGCTTCTTGGAATTTCTCTCTTTTTGCAGAATCTGTTATTTGAGTATATTCATCAACATAAGAGTTATAGGCATTATCCTCTCTGGTCATTCCCTTCCACTGTTCTATCAAGTTATGCTTGATTGGGAACCCCATCTTCTTACCTGTATTGGGGTCTACCTTCCTATTCGTATTAGGTGATATACCAATAAGGGTAGATAGAGCCGCAATAGCACCTTGTTGTAGAGCTTCGGTAGAGATTAATCCTTTAGCACCTTCAGCGAATGCATTAGTAACACCTTGCCATTTCTCAACCTTATCATAATCATATTGAGCCTTTATGTATTGGTCAATAAGATTCTCTGTGTAAGCTTGAGAAGCTTGAGCAAGTGCTTCCTGACCCATTTCCTGTAGAGCTTCATTGGCAGGAACCTTTAAGGTTTCAAATACTTTTCTACCTAAAGCTTTAGCACCAGCTCTCTTGGTTAGACCCTTGACAGACTCTGCTATCTCTTTCTCAAGTGCTTCACCAGTTAAGTTTTTAGCTGTAGAAGTGAGTGTATTCTTTAATGTATTGTTAGCTACTTTACCTAAAGTTTTATCACCAAATATCTTACTAGATATACCACGAGTTAAAGATTTGCTATAGCTACCTACATTACCAAGGAAGTTAGCCATAATGGTATTAGCTCCTGATAAGAGAATAGCTTCAGTAGCAAATAAAGCACCTACGCTTTCATCAGAGTATTTCTTATAAGCATCAGTAACCTTGCTAATCAAATCATCTTTAGCTGCATCTATAGTATCAGCTTGTTGTCTAATATTAGCATCATTGAATAGCTGTTCAACTAATAGTTGTCTAGCTTCAGCCTTTCTTTCATTAGGATTTCTAGGGTCATTTGGGTCTATTAAACCTGCAGCTCTAGCTTGTCTTTCGTATTCATCGTATCTAGCATCAAAATCCTTCAGATAAGGTGAAAGCATATCTTCTTTAGCTTGGATTGAATCTAGATAAGTTTGATAGTTCTTATCGTCTCTTAATCTATTAATCTCAGCTCTATTGGAGTTAGCTTCCATTTGTGCTTCTTGAACACCTGTAAGAATACCAGTTATGACAGGCGGTATACCCATCATAGAAAGCATTATGTGAGGAACAGTATGACCCATCTGAGCTACAGCATCCATAACCATACCTACACCAAAAGGAGCAATAGAACCCTGCTCTTCTCTGGTCTTATGTATTCTTAAAGCTTCATTAGTACTTTCAGCCATTTTATTAACAGCGTCAAGCCAGAAGTTTTCTTCTGCTGTGAAGTTATTTAATATACTCCAACCATCTCTCTTTTGAGTTTCACCTGTGAGATAACCACCTGTTAAATCCCAAGCTGTTTTACCTGCACCATAGATTAACCCTGCTATACCTGCAATATCAACTACAGCATTATTAATCAAACCCCCAACACCTTTAGCTATCTTTTCGAATATACCTTCTCTTCTAGCTTTGAAATCTTCGAGGTCTATATTATCTCTACTACCATAATCTAGTATAGCTTGATTATAATCAGCTAAAGGCATATCAGGTAAAGAAAAGTTTCTAGGCAGGAATGAATCTTCCTGCCTATACTTCTCTTCAAACTCTGGGTGAGCTATAGTAAAAAACTGTCTCTCACCAGTGTCCTTTGCTTTTTGTGCTATACTCTTTAAAGGTGTTAAACCCTTTTGTGCTGGGTCTGTCTTTAATTGAGCCATATATTATTGAGTTAAATCTACTTGAGTTTGACCAAAGTCCATATTACCAACATCCTTAGCACCATAAGCAAATCCAGCTATCTGTTTAACAGCTGCATCTAAGAATGCTTTATACTTATTAACACCAAATTCACTTCTATCTCTCTTTAGTTCCTTCATTCTAGCAAAGAATTGTTTTGTAGGTAAGGATTCCTTTTGAGGATTACCTGCAGCATCAAAGTAATTAACTTCAATATTTCGTGAAGTGGTTAGGTTTTCTATTGGCAATCTGAATTCTACTCTCTTTTCTTTATCATCTACCTTCTTTAAACCTGAGATAACAACCTTATTCTTTCTCAAGTCAAATCTCATACTTGGATTAGACATAGTCTTAAAGGTAACATCAGCATCTTCTTGACTTATACCTTCTGGTACATTGTTACCTCTAAGTAGATTAGGCTGTACTTGGTCTATAATATTCTTAACACCTTGTGGTGTGATACTAGCACCAGTCTCAGGATTTACTTTATAACCATATTGCATTACAGTAGCCCTGTCTCTAGAACTAAGCAATAATTTAGCATCTTCCTTGGACAACTTCTTGCCACTATCTATCTTATTGAATATTTGAATAATCTGCTGTTTTAGAATAGGGTCACTGTTATATAAAGCAGTCATAGCTTCATAAGTTTTATCACCCTTATTTGGTAGATAAGCCTGCTTATTATATTTACCTGAAACACCACCATCATCCTTAGAGAATGCCTTCATTAATACATTAGGATTAATGTTTATACCATTAGGTACATAAGTTGTAGGCTTAGAACTAGAAACATTAGTATCAGGTCTAGGTAATCCTGAAGCAAACGCATCCTTAAACTCTTGCGCCTCTTTTAAATAGTCTTCATCAATAGCTTCTCCTGGGTCTGTATTATTTATGTAAGATAAACCTGCTGTTGCTGTAGATGCATTTTGTTGCTGTGCCATAGCTGCTCTTAGAGCCATCATTTCCTTTTCCTTCTCTCCGTTATCTACAAGTTGATGTTGAGTAGGTCCTGTGAGATAAGGCATAGCTGACTTGAATGCACTATATAATCTGTTCTTACCATTACTATCTAACTTATCAGCATAACCATAAGTAGCAAGTTGGTCTTCAAACATAGCGTTAAGAAACTCTTGAGCAAACTGACCTCCCTTACTCTTAGTAATAAAGTCTATTACTTGGTCTGGAGTCATACCAGCTGTCTGTGAGAATAGGTCATAATATTTGGAGAACTTCTTTAGTGAGGGGCTATTGAATTCACCTCTAGCTAAAGCTTGGAAATTCTTAGCTGCTTCTTGATAGAATTGGTCTGCAGAAATATAAGAGTCTGTACCTAATGTGGGGTCATCTAAGAAATCATCAAATTCCTTTCTACCAAATACCCCAATCATCTTGGGGTCTTTATTTTTAACTAATACATCATTTTCCTGTCTTAGTTTGTATCTCTTTAAGGCATCATCTAAAGGAGTAAAAGTCTTACTGAAACCTATTCTTAAATCTCTAAGACTATTAACCATTTCTGGACTGAAGTTTCCTTTATTATCTAGTACACCTCTATCGGATAATTTGGTAGCCATATCTTGAACCTGTTGCATATAAGGTTCATATAACTCTTTATAAGCCCTTGACTCCTTGGGTAAGAAGCTTTCCATTACCGCCATCTTAGAAGCCATCTCTGCATTTGCAGCCATAAGCGTGTCGTGCTTTTGCTGCAAATACATCAATGGTTTCATCATTTCATCGAATGTGTATGGGGTAAAACGGGCAGTAGTTACTACTCCATTTGCCATATACTATTTATTTTTATTGTATTTAATTCTATTATTCTCAATTTTATATTGAGTAAGAACATTAGCAAATCTTCTATCTTGCTCTTCTCTACCTAAGCTAGCCATAGTATCAACAAACATATTTCTATTAATACTTCTATTCTGAGCGTTAATAGTCTTTTCTTGTTCACGCATAGCTGCGGCTCTTTCAATACCAGACATTCTCGCAGAATTAATAGAGTGGTTGATTTGATAGTTATTGTTAATTTGCTGAGCATTAAACATATCTTTCTGTCTATCAAAGTCTGCAATTTGCCTTCTCTGCTGATAATTATAATCGTGAGCTTTAATCATCTCATTACCTATATTACCCATTAGGTTATTATCAGAAGCAAGTAAACCAGCTGTAGCAGTAGCTCTATTACCACCTGAATTATTGATTATAGCTTGTCTATTTGCAGCTCCTTGAGATTGTAATCTATTGATAGCATAATCAGTATCAAATGGTTTGTACTCAAGGTTACCAGATATTAATTCAGGAGCAACATTTCTAAACGTTCTTCTATACTCATTCTCTAAATTATTGGCTGTAGTAAAGTCGTCGTAATTTGTAGCACCAATTAAGTCAGTGAAAGCATTTATACCAGCATTTACTACAGGAGCATAACGAAGATTTGCTGCATCAAAGTTACCAAATTTATTCCATATATTCGAGAATATACCACCTTTACTAGGAGAACCTAAATTAGGATTTAATCCAGCTGTTTGAGGTGTAGAACTTTGTATCCCTGTAGTAGGAATTTGCAGTTCATTATTTGGAATATCATATGGAATAAGAGTATTATCTCTAGCACTTGCAATCTGACCTGCATTCCATAAAGGTCTGGCATATTCAGGTTCTGTTTTCACAGGAGCTTGTGAAGCGCCTCTTGTTCTAACAGCTCTACCTGAAGATTTTGTAGCACTGTTTTTACCGTAATACTTATAGTAATCTTCTGGATTTAGTATATAAGTGTGTGGGGCTTCTCTAGTTGCTTCTACAGTATCTGATAGAGGAGTGTTATTTTCTTTTATAGGTTTACCCTCATAAATACCTTTCAATCTCTTATAAGCTTCAGGATAATCTTTTGCGAATTGGTCACCTACAGTCCATTTACCAAAAGGAACATCAGCCCAGAATTGTCTTCTAAACTTGTTATCAAGATTAAACCTCTTTGCAAACTCATCTAAGGTTAAACCCTCAGGAAGGTCTACACCTATATAAGTACCATCTTCATTATACCATTTATAGATTTTGGTTTTACCATCTTTATGGAATGAGGGATCTTCTTTATATCTTCTATAAACCTCTTCTATAGGCACACCACCTAGTTCATCATAATAACCACCTTTAGTACCAAAGCCGTATCCTTGAGGGAATAGGTTAGGATTATGTCTACTTTTCTTTCTACCACCTTCCGCAAATAATTCTTCACCACCTTCTGGCATTAATTCCATATTACCACCTTGTTCTGGTACTAAACCTAAAGACTGAGTTGCTTGTGCTATAATATTCTCCTTTGCTTTTTCTCTTAATCTCTTGGTACTTTCCTGAGCTGACTTAAGCTTCTCTATATTCTGGTCGTAATACTTTTTCATTATCTCATCATTAGGTCTCTTATCAAGCTTTTTCTTTAAATCTTTTGCTATATCAGCATAAGATAATTCCCCTTTCTGAGGGAGACCTAAAACCTTTAGTATAGATTTATCAGGTTTGATTCTATTGGAGAATACATAATCACCAACTTTAACCTCACCTTCTTCAGCCTTCATTGGTTCTTGAGTCTCTGGGTTTACACCAAACTGAACACCATTATTTGGATTCTCTTCGTGTGTACCTCCAGCATTGAATTCAGTATAACCACCTTCAGCAAATTCTACATTCATATTATGCAAATCTGTAATCTTATTTAGCTTATCCCATTCTATTAATGGTCTCACTGCTTCAGCTTTTCTTGCAGCTTGTTCTTGAGCAGCTTGTTGTTCTATCATAAACTGGTTACCATTCTCTATGAGATTGTATTTAGCTGCATCCATACCGAAGTCTCTATAAGGTACTCCGTTCTGTTGCATAACCTTACCAGTATAAGGATTCTTATATTCCCCGAATCTAGCCATATTACCTAAAGACTGCCAAGCTTTTCTAATACCTTTACCAGTCTTAGGGTCATTAACACCTAGAGAATAATTGTATAAAGCTTCAGCTAAAGCATCTGTATTACCTGATTGTAAGGCTGTATGTAGATTCTTAAACTTCTTCACATTACCAAAACCTACTGCATAATCTAAAGCCATTAAAGCATCCTGTTGATGTTGTGGTAATTTATGGAAGTTAGGTAATGAGGAAACCTCCTTAATTCTCTTAGCTAGTTCTTTCTCTAATTGTTTGTCAGCTTCTTCTCTGGACATTTCTTTGCCAGAGTTAAGATAATAGTTTATCAAATCCTTATCAGTAAAACCATAACCTATAGTAGCAACAGAGTTACTAGCTACTCTATTATTAGAGTCCCATCTTCTCTTAGCACCTCCTCTATCATCATAGACATAAGGTACAAAAGCTTCTTTAGATTTAATGTATTCTCGTAAAGATACCGAGGGAGTATACCCCCCATCAGCGTAGAAAGAGGAAGCTAACCTATTATCATTAGCCGTATCGATGTTCTCCACACTATTAATAAAGTTATCTTGTACGGCTTTATTAGATTTGGTTATTTGTTCATTCATAGCATTGAGTTTTCTCTTTGCTTTCTTAGCACCAAATATACCACCAATAACACCACCAAGTAAACCTATCCCAGCACCTATACCTGCACCTAATGGTCCAAACATTGCACCACCACTAGCACCAGCTAATGCTCCTTGAGTAGCACCTTTAAACATTGAATTACCATCCTTTATATCAGACATTGAAGCATAATTTAAAGGATTATCCATTGTCCAAGAGTGAAGTAAAGTATTATAGTCATTATAGTCTAAAATACCAGCAGTTCTGTTATCAATGCTAGACTGCAGGGATGAAGTATCCTTCATTCCCTGAGCCACATTGAATCCATTTATAACACCACCTACACCATTGATAATAGAGCTAGCACCATTCAATAAATTACCAGCAGATAATGCACCAGCTTTTGTTGCTGATTCACCAATGTTGGTATATTTTGTATCTGGTATTACAGTAGTGCTAGGTAATTCTCCTGGCAATTTATACATACCAGCAGGTTTAGGTATTTCAAATAGACCATATCCACCATTATTAATATAGTCTATATATGGATTTTTCTTTGCCATTATTCAAAGTATTTAATCTTAAAACTCTTAATCAAGTTATTCGTCTTTTTATCACATAAACCTTTAAGCTTCACTTTAACCCAAGGGCTTCTGATTCTATCTATTCTATTCTTTCTATCTCTAGGTAGTAGCGTATTATAGAACCTGAATTTCTTGATAGTAGCTTTTGGTTTATAAGTACTCTTCATTCCTTCTACACTACCATACTGATAATTGTTATAGATTTCAAGAGAATCAAAAGGTATTAAATCTTTCTCTTCTGTATCTTCATCAAATACAAATTCAGCATTGGTAAATATTCTATCTACAGGATTCAAACTTGGGTTTACTTTATATTCAATTTCCCAAGGTAAGAAGTTATTAAATCTTGTAGGATTTATTGAGTTAGGAATGACAATAACATCTCTGTTAAAATACGAATAAATAAACGAACCTGTAGTATATGTAAAGTAAGAATAAGGGTAAGTATAGAATGACTCAAAAGTACCTAACCCTTCATTATATACTAACTGACCATTCCCACTATTAAAGAATACTCTGTGGTCTATAGAATACATACTACTAAAATGCCTAGCTTCTTTGAAGAAAGGAATAAGCAAGGAAGACATACCATTGATTACACCTAATGGTTGTAAACCTTGGCTGTATTGATACAGCTCTTTCTGTTCTTCTGAATAGAAGTATAGGTAATCTAGTGATTTAATTATAGAGCCTTTAGAGCTACTACCAATAGAATCAGAAATATACTTATAACCATCAACCTTATAACCATTGGTAATCTCAATAGGAACACCATCAGAAACAGGTATTTGAACTCTAGAGTTAAATGGTATAACACCAAACCCTCTATCTTGTATAAATAACACGTTATCTCTGAAGGTTATAAGCTTAGTTAATTCTCCGTGAGAACCATCTAAATCTATAGTAGAAGCAAGAGAATAATGGGTAAAGGTATCTATAGGTTCTCCATTAGATTTAGCTTTAGACCACGTTACTTGATTTGGGAAGCTATTTTGTAACTTCCAATCTTCTAGTTTACGATAGATTAAGAAATTATCTTTTTGTGAATATACATCATTGAATTTATTGAAGTTTGTTTCATTGATATTCTGGAATCTGTATATATCTAAATTCTTATCATATCTACCATAAACATTCACTCTTGTTTCTAATGCTACAGATAATGCTTCAGTTACCTGATTATAGTCTGTATCCTTATAAGGAATAGTCTTCAAACAATCATATACTTGGAAATAAGTATCACCCCCATATAACGGTATTTCCAATGAACCACTATCATCTAATAAATAAGCATCAGAAGCTACAGTCCAAGCTAGGTCATTATATTGGTGAGTTTTATTTTTATTTATAATATCAGCTATAAATAATACAGTTTCGTTAGAGTTAATACCAGATATATGATAGTTAGCATCTTTACTAGTAACTATTGTATCTGCAGGTATTGTAGCCTCATCATTGTATTTACTAACTAAATACTTATTTACTCTACCTATTAAATCTCTAGTATCAAACCAGGTTATACCATAGATTATAACTATTCTTTCAGAGCTTGTATTTTCATTCTCTACATTAACTGCTAATGTGTCAGGTCTGTTATCAGTATCAAAGACATTATTTGATAAAGGTTTTTCTACTCTACCTATTCCATTTAATGCAGATTTTACAGCGTCTAATAGATGTTTCTTCAAGAACTTATTAGTATATCTATCTACTGAATTTAGGTATATATCTAATACATACTGAACCTTAATAGTACTACCACCAAATATAAAGGAGTATGGTATATCATCATTTCTTATGAAGACATTTCTCTCCATAAACTTAGTGAATAACTCACCCATAGTATTAACATCTATGTGAGTCTTTTGGTCTGAGTATTTAATTCTTTTACTAGGGTCTGTATGAGCATAACCTAATATATCGGTATTAGATAGAGAATTAATCTTAGCTACCATATGAGGAAGAGACTTGTAAGTTACTGGAACACCTTTAGTGTTATAGTAATCTTTTCCTTCTCTTCTATATACAGGCAATGTAAGAACGTCCCCTCTAGTAACAGCTTCATCAAATCTTGTCTTAGGTACGTAATAGTTACCTACAGAAACAAAATCTTTTATATCATTTGTTACTACTGTATTTACAGTTCCTTGATAGAATTTATCTCCAATCTTATATAGCTTTTCATCAACAGATTCAGTTTTAATTAAATCAGTTAAAGTGCCTGATATATTCACATCGTAGGTAGTTCTACTTCTCTTATAGTTATATAAGGTTTTAGTCTTTAGAAGATTCTTATCAGATTTCTTACTATAACCTTCAATATTACCCACTCTATTAAATGCTGAGCCTATGGAGTATAATGGATTAAATTCTACTGTTAGACCTGTAGGGAATGAGCTTAAAGCATAAGGATAACCTATAGTAAAATCACCCTTAGTAGTTTCAAATGTATCTATATCAGTTAATCTGGTATCATAACCAAAGAATCCTTCATTGATTCTACATAGACCTACTAGCTCAATTCCTTTAGCGTTATCAGTAGTTACAATCTCATCAATCTCGGGAGTATTTATTGTAACTATAGACCTATCAATACCGAATAGGTGAGTTAGATTAGAACCTCTAAAATCCTCGTAGTTAGATAAATCTATATTGGGGTTATCAATGAATAACTCTAACTCAGGAGTGAGGAAACTCTTCTTATCCTGAGTCCACATTCCAACAGGTCTACCGTGTTCAAAAGGAATACCTTTATCACCTTGGGATTCAGGTCTGAAAAACCAAGAAGCTTGTACATAAGGTGAGTTAGTTAATCTATCTCTTAGATTGAATACTGTAGGATTTAAAACACCTTGAGTTATAACTCTTCTTTCACTACCTTCAGGATAATGAATAAGTACTCTAGCTGCCTTTATATTTTCATCCTTATTAGTATCAAATCTTAATGAGTAAACCTGAGCTTCAACTTTATCACCTTTTACTTCTGGTTTTACATTAGGAGTGATTGTGGTAATATCTGAATAACCAACAGGCTTACCCCAAGCATTTAACCACTGAATAATTACTGGGTATTCTTCATTATTCTTAAGGAATGTAATATCTCTTTGTGATAAGTCCAGCTGTTCTCTTCTACTTATAGGTATAGTTACCTTTGAATGCTTGTTTACAGTAATCTTGGTTTTATCATATTTGATAGTAGGAACCTGATAGTTACCCAAGAACATTGTATTATCCTTTACTGTAATAGTTTTAGGTATGAAAAACTCAGCTCCTAAGTATAAAAGAATATCAGGGTCTGTCGCAATAACACCTCTATTATTATCAGTATATTCTACTCTACCATTAACAACCTCAAGGTCTTTAACTATATAAGCACTTGGTGTGGTATCTTTTGATGTTCTATGTAATGAGTAAATTCTTACATTATCATACTCAAGATTAGTTAGAGTTATATCGAATACGTTAGTACAAGTTTCTTCAGGTGAACCAGCTCTCTTATCTACTGGAGTAGAATAATAAATTGAAGAGCTTTTGAATATAGATGATTCCTTACCGAACTTATCAAAGTAAGTAAAGAAGTACTGAACTGTACCTGAATGGAATGAGCCATCTGCAAATCTCTTATCTATTGTTAGATTTTCTCTATAATGCAGGGTATGGTTAATGTCAAATATTGTATCGTCCTTACCTAAATAATCCTTATCCCAATCTACTTGTATAACTCTTAATGGATTCCTACCATCCACCCAGTATACTTTAGAAAGAGAATTAGCTTCTTTATAATATACCCCTTCAATATAACCATCCCTTTCAAGATTAAGGTTACCTTCAAAGACTAGTTTTACTTCTCTTTTTCTTACTAGGTATATCCTATCTTTTATATCTGTAGTAAACAATAACCCCATATCCTCAAAAGGGATTAACCCAATGATAGCTCCCTGAATCTGTGTTTCAGAAATATCATAAGTTAATCCTACATCTGTAACCAACATATTGTTGGTTGAACTTTGAGTTATCTGTACATTAGTATTTCGGAATGAAAACTCAGACTCAGATTTTGATATATCTAAGTCTGGTTTCATACCTTTAATATTAAATGCTATTTCCTTTGGCTTCATTCTAAATTAACCTTTTTAAAGTTGTTGGAATGATGATAGTCCGAGTACCCGTGAATAATCCTACGAATAGTCTCCATTTGGTCAATGGTAGGTACTTTCTTTCTAGTAGTGTAATTCTTAACAGCCCAGCAGTATTCCTGTTGAGCATTTTGAAGAATAGATGGATGAAGCTTACCTAAATCAAATAGTACTGTTAAAGCTTGTTGTTTAACATAGGTTTCTAGTACTCTTAGGAATGCTGGGTCATCAGATATTTTAGGGTAACCATCTTCATCTACAGGAATAGTAGTATAAAGAACTTCCACATCATTATTCTCCGTACCCAAAATAAGTACATTGTTTTGTACTTTATATGTTAGGGAATTTCTATCATCGTTATATCTATTTGAAGAGGATATATAAGCTCGTTTACTTTTAGCATCTCTTACAGCTTGTACACTAACTGTATTTTCTGGTAATAACACTCTGTAATCTTTTGCTTCAAATACACCACAATTTTCTTCATATAATTCTGGTGTACCTACAACCCCTATACACTCTACCACATAATCTAAAATATATTCCTCATTTAAATCTGATAGTAGAGGGTGTCGTAGTAATTTATCTATTAATGTTTTTACGGGTACTAACATATTCTAAAGCATCAAAATTTTCATCTGTAGTAGCTAATTCATATATACGTTTATTTACTGAAGTAGTAAACCTAAATCTCCATTTATTTTTAACGTGAGAGCTACTAGTTTTTTTGATTAATAATATCTTGAAAACAGTCTTATATTCTGAATAGACTTTAACACCTAATCTCCTAGTCTCTTTCCAGTTTATAGGAGGTAAACCAACAAGCTTATCTCCTATAAATCTAGGCTTCATTGTTTTCTTTCTCAGGGCTAATGTACCTATCTGATAAGGTAACCTGACATCTTCTCCTTTAAGGATTCTATCAGTAATCTCTTTATTTCTTTCTCTAACTATTCGGTGTATATCTGATTCGGAGATAAAAATACCTTCATCTTGTAACATCTGCCTAAGTCTCTTTCTATACAGAGCTTTAAGGGTTAGGGAGTTATTAATCCTTATCTTCATTAGACTTTCTGTTTCGATTATTTAAAGACCTTGCTATAGCTTGAGCTAAAGAATAAATATCAGGTAAATCATCTCTACCATTGTTGATACCATCCATAGGTCTGTAAGCAGCTTGCATTATATCATTTAATACAGCTTGAATTAAACTTACTATCAAACCTTGTTCTATGATGAATGGTGAATCCATTGGGTCTTGATAGCATTGGTTGTTGTTATCTGAGTTATTACAATTCATTTCTGCTGGTATCTCATCAACAAAAACACCTGATAATTCTATCTTCTTTAAGTATTGTAATTGACTGTTTTTCGATTTAATGTAAAGTTCTTTATTTGGCATTATGGTAAAGTACTTCATTCTCTTACCAAACTTACCTGAGCCTGCATATTTAAACCTAGTGTTCTCTATTCTTTCTAGTCTATCCATACCAGCATAAGCTGTTATATTACCTAAGTAATTCGGGATAGTTCTAGTACTCTTTAGAATAACCTCATCACAATCACTTTCTTTAACTAAATCAATACAAATAGTTTGGAAGTTCGCTAGGTCTATTTTTGATAGGTCTTTAGCATACTTCTGGCTTAATAGGTAACCTTTATATTTATTTAGTAGAAAGCTTATATGATTTTCGTTAAGAGAGAAGTCATCAGAAGTACCCTTAACTAGGTCTAAAATCAAATATATAATTTCTCTATAAGTAGTCATAATTATAAAATTAAAATCCTATATACAAAAGTAATGTTTTTTTACTTCATATACAGGATTTTAAGTTTGAACTAATCTAATGCAACTCGCACGTTTTTACCGTGGTCTACTCGTATTACACCATCTTCAGAAGACCTAGCTTTTAATCTAGATTCAATTGGATTATCATTAACAAATTGTCTGTATGATGGGTAAGGAATTAAGCAGTCTCCGAAGATGTTTTCAAGGTATTTATATATAGCTTTATAGTCTTCCGAATTCATAAAAATATCACATAACATTTCCTGAATATGAGTAAGAATTAACATCTTCCTTTGTGTTTGTAATGAGGTGCTTCCAGTAGAATAAAGTTGCTTGAAGTAATTATCTATTACCTCTAAAACAAAGTTATTATCCATTGCAACCACATTTCTTTTTAAAGTTTACACTGCCTTTCTTATCTCTAAGTAAGTCAAAATACTCTTCAGCTTTAGTCATATTACCACATTGTAATGCTAGGTCTAAAGCTTTCTTTTTTAGGATAAAGTCTACAAATCCCATATTAATGTCTTTGCTATCTTTAATATAGTTCATAGACTTATCGTATAAATCTTTGGCGTAATAAGTATAAGCGGTATCTACTTTATTATCCATAGAACAAGGAGTACTAGGGTCTGGAATACCATCAACCTCTACCTCAATTATAAATAGATAATCATATAGATTGGGAATACCTAAATCTTTAGCCTTAAGTTCTAGCCTCACTCTTTTCCTTTTTAAAGTGGTCACATCATTCTTATCTACCACTTCGTTTTCTTTAGGTAAAACACCATAAAAAGCTTGACAGAAAGAATCTAAAACTTCAGGAACTTTAGTTACGTTGTACTCATACTTATATTCTCCCTTTATATCAGATACTCTAATGCTTTTTATAAACATATCCTTATAATAGCAAATATCTTCTATAGAAGTATCTATTATAAGCTTCTCTGGTTTAACCAATAATTCATTAAAAACAACCATAACCTCTAAATTAAAAATAGGGAGAAGAACAATTAAGTCTTCCCCCTATTATATTATTGAAACTTATCTTAGCATTCCTCAAGAGAAGGACCCTTCTTAGGAGCAGTAGGACTAACAATAGTAGTTTCCTTAGCACCCTTAAGCTTTTCTAGTAGTGTTTCAAGTTCTGCTTTCTTACCTGCAATAGTAATATCCTTCTCAGACTTATAAGAAGTATTACCACTGTCAATGTGGGAATAGTGAATATCAAGAACATCATATTCCTGATTTTCATCAGCAACACCTAAAGAAGCACTTAGATAGCTAGAGCAAGAAGGATAAAGATTACCTCTAACACCAAGGTAGAAGTACTCATCGTCCTTAACTAAAATACCGTTACCTACATAGTTATCAGCATTGGTATAATCAAGAGGAGCATTAACTATCTTAGGTCCAGAACCTTCAGTAACAAATGAATCAACATCTAAAGAGATTCTACGAACTCTATTGAATTCATTCCAAGGTTCAGGCTTGTTCTCAATTATAACGATGGACTGAGGAGTGATACTTGAATTTGCAAGAGAAGCTAAAAATGTTTCTGTTTTATAGCTAGCCTTAACTTCTGTTAGAGTACCTAGATTTGTAGGGTCATCAGAAGCAGTAACGAAGATTTTAACAGAATTGAAAAGAGTCTTTTCAGCACCCCTAGCTAGGTGAATAGCTACTTCTGCTACCTTATCTGGAGTTACCATACCAGCACCATCATCTTCATAATGAGCTATAACCTGTAGAGGGTCAGATTCATTAAGATTCTTTATACCAGAAACCTTAAGATTAATGCTGAACTTCTGCTTGTGACCACCCTTAGGTAGAATTACCATCTTACCAGCAAGCTTAATTCTAAGGTCTTCCTTCTTAGATAGATTGATATATTCAATATTGCTAATAGGAATAAGGTCTGAACGAGTTACCCCACCGTGACCTCTATATTCAAAGTAGAGGTGATTCTTGGAGTCATTTACGAAAGCCTTCATCTCACCTAAGTCACCCTTAGTATCTAGGTGCTTATCGGCAGTGAAGCCGTCTGCTATTTCAAATTTGTTAGCCACATAGTAGTGTCTAACCTGTCTTGAAGTTTGTCCCATATTATTGTATTATATTTTTTAATTTAACCACACTTGTTTTGCTAGAATAACTGCTCTACTTAGTATATTTCTGTGTAACGATTCGTGTAATTCACATTCTTGAGGTGTACTATAACCTACCACAGGAAGTTCAGAGTCTTCTAATACAATAGGTCTAGGACATCTAATATACCTTATAAAGTATTTGTCTGAAGTATTTATGTTCTTATCTGTAATAACCTCAATTAAATTTTGACCTACATTTAATCTCAAGGCTTGCTTAGAAGGACCTGTAAAAGGATTCCTTAGTAGCTTTAAGATTTTATCGTGTGTTGTAGGTAATACTTGAATCATTAAATCTGGGCAACCATCTACCTTTTTAAGTATATGTTCGTACAGAATATGTAATAAGTTTTCTGGCAATTCATATAAAATAGATGATGAACTAATAGTAGGAATACTAGATGAAGACCTGCTTAAATACTTTTCAGCAGTAAGCTTTGATAACTGTTCTTTCAGTAACTCAGTATCTTCTATTCCTTCAATTTTATTACCTTGAACTATATCCAGTATTAAAGCTTCCTGAGCCTGAGTAAGAAAAACACTCTTTTCATACTCAGTAACTCCAGGAGCTTCATTGCTATTAATGTTATTATACAGAATATCGAACTCTCTACTAAAATCTATTAGATTCATTAATTCTATCTATTTCTGCTTCTAACTTAAACTTGAGTTCACTATTCTCTGGCTTGGATAGGAAAATAGCAGCGTTTGTAATATCAGGGTCTTGACCCTTTGGAGCTAGAGGTGTGCCATCAGACTTGAGATAATAGAAACCACCTCTGTTGCTAAGAAGTTTAGCTTCATGAGCCTTTCTTACTAATACCTTATATATTAGGTATTCATCTTCTGCAACATCTATGAATCTCTTAGCGTCCTTCTGAATAAGTTCATTTAGACGAGACTGGATAAACTCAATAGTAGTATTACTATCAATGTTTGCAGTAGTAAGTATAGAAAGAATAGTCTTAAGTACTTCCTTATTGTCAAAGTTCTTATCAAGTAATCTGTAAGCCTTGGTGACAAGAGAAATCTTTCTAGCTTCTACCTTTGTTGATTCCTGTTCATCTTCAATTATAAATTCATATTCAGACTTAGGATTTCTTTCGAATTCAGCTCTAGAAGGACAAACCTTACTCTTATTGGCTAAGAGAACCTTGTACTTAATATAGTCCTCTGGATTATCGAGCTTCAACCTAATACCTTCTGTGGTAAGCACGATTTTATAATTGTCCCAATAATTGTTTTCCTTCTTGAATACCGAAAGAGCATTGTTAGGAAGACCCATTATATATTCAAGGTAATCCTTTTCATCCTTAGTTAATACATTCACATAATGACCATTCTTTAGGAGAGGTACACAGAGATGAATATAAGCATTTGCAGACTTACCACCATATAGAATGTGATTCTTGTTTTTTACTAGTGGTGTTTCTCTCTTTATAAATGAAACCTTTATTGTCTGATTGCTAAGACAGTTCTTAAGCTTAGGTACATTGCTACCATAAATTGTCTGTCTATTCTCTGTGTACATTTCGTTAGTATCCTCATCAATCACGGGTACTACATCCTCCATTATATCATTATCAATCGAATCCAATTGTGCCATTTTCTTTGCCATAGTTCTTCTCAATTTTTATATATTATTATTCTAAAATAGATGGGATAAATGATACAGCTCTAGTTGGGTCATAAACAATAACACCAACATCTGCCATTCTGTGGATAGAAGCCGAGTCTTCATCGTGAGCAGACTGGATATAACCATTGACAGAATTGAACGAAGCTGTAACAGCAGCCCAAGGATTTCTAACACCGATAACTAAAGAACGAACTTCATCCTGTCCTTCAACTACAACCTTATTAATGTTAGAATCTTCGTGCGAACCTAAATCGAAAATATCATAACGATAAGAGAAAGCATAACCACCATTTGGGTGAGTAATCTTATTTCTCTTGTCATCGTCGTACATCTTGTCTACTTCAACCTTAAGTACGATACCATTAGGAGCGCGGAATTCAGTGAATTGGAAACCAGCAGCTAAGCTGTTCATATGCATCTTAGACTGAACCTTAGAGATAACTGCAGGGTTGTTGTTAGTTAGAACAGTCCAACCAGAAGTAGTATCAAGTACAGCCTTGTGGAATTGAAGCGCACCAAATTCACCAGTCTTCATAACGAAGATTCTGTTATTAAGTTCCTTCTTATTTAGAGAAAGAGAAATAAGAGCTTCTTCTAACATCTCAAGAGAGAACTTGGAGTAGTAAACAGTGTTACCATAAGAAAGCTGTTCGAAGAGACCAGCACCTACCTTGATAGGATTACCAGACTTACCGAAGTCAGTGTATTCACCATTTGCATTTCTGTTAGAAGTAGAGAATGCCATAGCGTTGTTCTTATATTCCTTGAACTTACGCTCTACTGCCCATTCTTCACGGTCCATCCACATATTGAATCTCTTGTTACCATTTGCAGGAGTAGAGATAACATAAGGAGTAGGCATCTTAACATTCTTCTTGTTACCAGCAACCTTGTGGTAAATTCTGACAGTAGTGAACTCATTTCTCATCGAGATAGGAGTAGAATGAGAAACACCACCAACCTTACGAGAAAGTTCTCTTTCAACAGGAGCATAAGCATACGAGAACTTTTCACCAGCTAGAAGACGTTCAGCAGGAATACCATCGTTACGACCATTCATAAGAGTTACTTTATAAACAGCAAGGGAACCTTCAAAACGAGGGTCAGCAAGAACACGCATTGGATAGGTTTCGTTTAAGTTACCCCAAAGTACTTCACCATCGTGGAACATATCTTCTTCAAATACTAGGTAGAAAGGAGCACCATTACGACCTACATTACCATAAGTAGAGTCAATCACGCTACCATCTTCATCTCTAGCTTCACGGAGAGGAATATTACGTCTTTCTTCACCTTCTAAATCCCAAGTGTATTCATCTTCTGAGGGGATTTGTTTTACAGGGAAAGCGTTAAGGAAGTCTTCAAGAGTGCTACCATAACGACTGATTAAGGCTTCATTGATACGAAGACCAAGCTTAGCAGGAGTCTTGATACCAGCAGAAGTTAAATGTCTGTCAGTAGTTAAGCCAGACCAGGACTTCATTGCGCCTACAAAATAAGCATTTCTGTTTGTATTCATATTATAAAGTTATTTTTGTTGATTTACCTTTACTATTCTTTCCAACATATTGTAGACCACCTCTAGAGCTAGGGGAAATCTTTCCTTCTAATTCTGCAAGCTTAGACTTAACCTGCTTGTTGGCGGCACCTTTAAATAATTTATCGAAATCTTTAAAACCATTGGTTAGGGTAAACGCAACACTTATACCTCTAAGGTAACGAGCTTCATCTTCTCTTTGAGCTTTCTGTAGAGCAGTTTCAAATTCTCCTGTTTCAGGGTTTCGGTATCTTGCATTAGTAGCATCTATAAAAGCTTGCTTTCCAATCTTCTCAGAAACGCCAATCTTTTCATAGAAATCTTTTTCTTCAAATACCTTTTGAATATTCTCAGCTCTTTCCTTTGTCTTACGGTCTTCTTCTTCCTTGAGTTTCTTTGCATTCTCTAGCTCATCCTTGAAAGCCTTATCATAGAATTCCAAGCTATCATTGTAAGCTTCAATTGCATCCTCAATATCATCACCTCTTTCAAAGGAACGTTCAACCTCTTTCAGTGCGCGTTCGTGGGACTTGCCCATACGAATATATTGGTTGTAGATAAGACGTTTTCTTATGTCTTCATTTTCCTCAGCCTTTAAATCATCTTCTGATAAAGATTCTAGGTATTGAATCGTTCTTTCGTATGAAGCAATCTTTGAAGGTTCTACATTATAATTTAATGCTTCTAGAACTCTCTTTTGCTGTTCATCTAAAAGTGATTCAATCTGCTTCTTAAAGAGACTCTTTAAATCATCAGGATTATCTACTTCCTTAATATCTTCTTCAGTTAAAGAAGATAAAACTCCGTCCTCTAACAAAGCGTTGGCAATGGAAGAGTAAAATTGAGAAGAACCTTCTTCGTCAGATTCGGGAGTTTCTTCTTCTGTATTTTGTTCTTCTTCATTATCACCTACGCTCTCTTGAGGTTCATTATCCTCATCGGTTTCTTCTAAAGAATCTAATTCGTCTATTTCAGAATCATCTTCGGATTCTTCGGGGCTTTCACCACCATTGTCGTCTATATCATCTAGCTCTATTTCGCCAGAATCAGGACCTTCTAAATTGTCCAGACTTTCAATCTCTTCTAATTCAAAATTAATATCCATTTTTTCTTCTCATTTAATTAATAAATTAATACTACAAATATACTGGAGAGACCTTATTTAAAAATCTAATTAAAGTTTTTGTAATTAACTGATTGTTATCGTTATAGTTTCACCTTTATTTTGTGCATCTTTTATACGTGCAGTTAGGTTATTCATATAGAATGTAGAGTTAGTAACTTTACCAACTGTTTTATTCTCCCCAACTATAATGCAACCAGATGAACTATTTTGGTCATTTCCATTATGTATTAATATACCTTCAAAGTAAGGAACATCAAGTAATCTTGGTAGCTCTCTTTTAAACTTTGGAGAATAGTTTACCACCACTTTGAAAGTACCATAAGGAATAGCGGTTTGATGCATAACCTTATTCAAACCATCATCAAATTTCCCATTCTTATTTATGTCTATAACTTTATCTTCTATTGTATCACAATAATAAGTACCATTGATGAAAAGTTTGCCGATAGTATAGTTAGGCTTTAGAGCTATTCTTTTTAACTCTAGTTTCATAATTCTTAGTAATTTTTTTGTTCATAGATTTCACTTCTACAGAAAGAGTATTTACAATCTTGTGTAAACCTAAAATAGTAGTCTTTAATTCAGAGTTCTCTATAGTTAAAGATTCTATTCTATCCTTTAAATTTTCATTCTCAAGAGTAAGTTTATCAATCTTGCTATTTAGAATATTTCTTTCTTCTCTGTTCTTTAAATTCTCTTGCTCTAAAGTATCATTCTTTAATTCGGAAGCTTGAAGGTCAGCGAGAATACCATCCTTAAGCTTAGTGTATGCAGCAAGTCCATCCTCCATATTCTTTATATAGTTGTTATCAACTTCTGCAGAATATTTCTTCTTCGTGAATATGTATGTTAGGAAAGAACCAACCGCTGTAGTGACAACGGTAACTAAACCGTTTAAAAGTATTTCATTCATTTTATTACCTCAATAAACTTATTCTGTGTTTCTTTGATGTAAGGATTCTTCTCTTTGATTTCAACTTCCACAACGACATCTCTCTTTTGGAACCATCTTATGAAAAAACATTTAGATGGTTTTCTCAGTATCTTTTTACTATGTACTATGATATGTTTCTCACTAGTGAAGCCTGGAGACACAACCACAGTATTCGGATATTGCAAAGATAAATCTAACTGATACCAAGAGTCTCTGATAACTGTATCTATCTTTAGGTCTTTTACAAAGATAGTATCACTCATTTGTATAGTGTCTACTCTTTGTGCTTGACTCTTAATATAGTAAAGAGCTTTAATCTCCTTCTCTTTTATCTTTAACTCCTTGGCTGTATTCAATAATTCATTAGCTATAGAATCATTGAGATATTTAAGCTCCTTTATAGAGAAAGACAATAATCTATTATTTGTAGTTATTGAATCTTTCTCTAGTAAGGACGCTTCATAGTTAGATATAAACCTATCTCTATCAGCTTCAGCAGACTTGAGTTTTTTATACAAGCCTACTGAAGTGATGAGTAACCCGACAAATAAAAAGATTATTGCTAATCTTATTTTTGTCATACTAAAGGTCTTTAATATAATATAAAGTATTTTCGTCTCTTTCTTCTAGTTCTTCTAGTTCAGCTTGTGTCATAATTCTAACACCAATGAGACTCTTAACCTTTTCTTCTAAAGCTTTAACCTTTTCTTCTAACTTAGACTTTTCTTCAACTTCATTAGAAGTTCTAATTTTTCTCCAGTTTTCTTCTTTCTTAAGCTCACAGCAAGTTATAGCATTTTTACCAATATATACATAGGTAACAAATTCCTTGTTTATATCGTCTACAACTGTTACATACAAACCTAAACGCCTAAAACCTTTAGGTACTCTACTCATTGTACAAGCAAAAGATTCTTCTTTTCTAAGCCATAGGTGATTAGTAAGGAACATTACTTCACTCAATCTCTTACCTGTGTATTCGTCTATAACGTTACTTAGTAGAGTTATAGGGTAAATGTTTCTTATTTCTTCTGAACCATCTTCATTCTTGAAGTACTTCTTAAGCTGGTGCTTCTCACTCTTTATAGCCATTTTCTTACCTGCAGGATGTCCATTCTGACATTGGCAACTGCAATTACAATCACAACTCATATTATATTATTAAAAGTTACCTGTTTCTACTATTCTAAATTCTGGAGTAATAAATTTCAAGGCTCTATAGAATTTATGTTTATCTAGCAACCTTAAATCATTGTTATATAATCTATATAACCCCACCTCTGGATTTGTTATATCTACAACAAACTCTATTTTAGTAGGAGAAACTTTATTACAAGTTATATAATATTCTTTCTCTACTATCATTTTACCAGATTTAGACTTTTCATAAATCTTTTGAAGTTTTGTTTTTTCGACAAACTCCATCATAAATTCATATATATTGGGGTCGAATTTAAAGTCCTTATAGAACTTTATATTCATATGATAAGGTTTACCTACAACATCAAATTTATTTCTAAAAGCTGTTTTATCTATATTCCTTTTATGATTAATAGCTTTGCTATAATCAATACCCTCCTCTAATTTTATATCTATACCACTAAAGTCTTTAGATGTATGAATTACAGCTATTGATTTTATATATTCATCATCTAACCTATCCGCTAATAAAGTATAATAACCTACTCTAGGATTGTCCTCTTTATTATCATGATTGATAGAAGTAAATTCTGATATAGTTACTTGTAAAACATCCCCATGGTTATTATCCCCTTTAACTTGTGTAAAATTATTTACGGATTTTAATATTTTATATCTAAAACCATTGTCCTCTTTAAACAATAACTGAGGTAAACGTAAACCACCTTTAAAGTCTATTGGAACAGAAGTTCTAACAACTTCAAATGTAGGTTCATCGCTGTAAGATATTTCACCTTTCCAAACTCTCTTACCTACATTAGTAGTATGACCATCTTTATAAACCAAATAAGGTCTTACATTTACATCTAAGTCTAAAGGATTATCAACTTTTGAATGTTCTATATTATCTAATGTTATAGATTTATTATATTTATCTCTATTTATCCAAGCAACCCACCCTTCTTTTTGTTTCCTTAAACCTTCTTTATTTGGTGAAAATATCTTATCAACAAACTCTGTGGCGGATATAGGGTTCTCCTCTTTACCGATATATATCTTCATATTAGTATAATTAATAGGTAGGAGAGTTTTACCTCCCCTACCTTGTTAATTTAATTATAGGTGATTAGTTGGATTTATAGTGATACCTATAATGGGTAATGATTCAGCCTTATGGAATACTATAAAGTTATACCTTGTACTTGAATCAGTATCTACCAAATAAATACTACCATCTATATTTGAATTATTATTATCAGTAATATTAAAAGGATAGTATTCCTTAGATATAGCGATAGTCATAGGTAATATAGTATCAAATTCATAAATTGTACCATTTTCGTTACTACCTGTAGAAGTAAGTTGCTTACCGCCCTGATAGACTCTTATAATTTCAACAAAGTTTTTAATACCTACTTTCTTCTTTTTGTTTTCACCAAATGATACAATTAGATTCTCAAGTTCTGGTACCCTAGAATCCTTAATAACAAAAGCTTTATTATCCCCTACAGTTTTATACTCAAGATTTAGATTTCTTCCATAACTGTCTTCATCAACACTAAAGTAATCTAGTTCACCTACATACTCTAAAGCTCTACTACCATCAGACTTCATTCTATAAACCTTAAGTGGTTTATCTGAGTCTAGATAGAATTCATATTCCCCTTCAATAAATGATTTAGTTAAATCTTGGTAACGAACACCTATAGTTCTAATTTTGGATTCCTTTATACCATTATCCTCTAAGAATCTAACTTTATAATCAGTATATTGACCCGCATTACCTGCACTAACTATATGACCTTCAACATCGTCTGGAGATATAATTATATCAGATAGATTTCTAGGAGGTGCTGGGGGGGTTACTGGATTAGTACCATAATCCTTAGAAGCGTTTCTAGCTATATGACTATTATACTCTACAGTATAAGTCTGATTTAAGTTGGTATCAGGGTTTATAGCTACAGTAGACCACTTGTGGTTAGTAGCATTGAATGCGTATTTAAATACTTCACTCTTGTTACCAAAGATTGGGTTGTCAGAGAGGTTTTCTCTGTTACCATAAAGAACTACAGCAGAGGTTTGTTCTTGAACCTGTATAGCACCATTCTTCATAGAGCCATCAGTCATCTCATCACCAAAGTATAGAATACCTGTATGATTCTTTATCTTTAGGTTATCAGAAGTTACACCGTCGTAAATAGCCTGTCTGTAGCTGAATACATTCCTAGTCTTGATAGCCTTTCTAGGACTGTAATCAGAATCAGCTTTTCTATTACCTATAGACATATAACTATAATCTATTATATCCCCATTAGGTTTTTGACCATTCCATATGTGCTTTATAACATTATAAGCATAAGGCTTCCCAGCATTACCATAATCTGAAAGACTATCTATACTAGTTTCATTTTCTGTAGCACCGTACTTTACAATATATTCATTTCTATAGGGTAATGCTTTAGAGGGTTCATAAGAACCATCTGACTTAAGCTTGCCTATATAAATACTATTGACTGTCCAATTATGATTTATTGTAGCACCCTTAGCCTTAATCTTATCTAAAGTTACTTCATCATAAGAGTTTCTATTGAAGCTTAAAGCATAATCATTTACAATAGTAGGACTTGTACTAAAATCTTTTTGAGGGTTTCTTGTAGCTACAAAATATTTTTTCTCTATTTGATTATCACCTTCTGGTCCCCCTCTATATTGCCAATAATGCTTTGTAACATTATAAGCATACTTATATGTAGCATTTCCTATAAGGCGTTCATATTGGAAATTAGTTTCATTCTCATTGTCACTATAAGATATATAACTATTTTCCTTATGTTCTAAAGGACGCCCTTTATAAGAACCATCTTCATACACACTACCAACATAGATGACGCCTGTGTAATTTTTAGCCTTTAGATTATCTTCTGTAGCTTCTTCTAAAACATTAGATTTATAAGATAAAACTTCTCTTCTATTAGTACGTAATCTATAATCAGAACTTGGATTTCTTCTTACAATCTTACTATATTCTACAATATTAGAACCTTTAACCCATTTAGCGTGTCTTGCGATATAACAATATCTATATTCCAAACTCTTATTTAAATTAAGTTTTGTTATATCGGTTTCATTTTCGGTTTTACCAAATCTTTCGGTATCCGCTAATTCTTCAGCTGGTACATCCTCTATATATTGGAAAGTACCATTAGACATGACATTACCAAGGTAAAGATTTTCTTCAGTATAATCTTTTTCTAAAGCTTTAGCTGAAGTTGCTTCGTCAAAACTAGTCTTAGAGAAGCTGAGAACATTAGGTCTAACTACTGTAACAGGAACAGAATAATCATTTGCTGACACTCTAGCCTCTATGAAACTAATAGTAGTAGAAGGAGTTGTATCCCAAGTTACAGTCTTAACATTATAAGCATACTTGTTAGAAGCGCTCCCAATAGCGTTTAGCTGGTTAACATCTGTCACATTTTCTGTACTGCCATACTTGATTGATTCAGTGATATTAGCTGGTAATTCCTTAACAAATTGGAAATTACCGTCAGACATAACATTACCTACATATAACATAGCTTCGTGTCTACGTCTTACTAATTCTTCTGGAGTAGCAGCTTGGTATGTATTTTTAGAGAAGCTTAAAGCGTTAGCTTTTACAACAGTTACAGGAGCTGTAGGTTCTACATAATCAGCGCCTACATTTCTACCTGTAATAGTGCTATAAGTAAATACAGTATTCTGACCTTCCTTCCAATAATGATTTACCTGATTATATGCATACTTATAAGTAGAACTCTTAGGACCGAATTGAGTACTATTAGAATAAGAAGGTTGGTTACCATAAACTACTTCATTAGTAGTAGAGTAAACAAGAGACTTCTTAACCTTAAATGTACCATCACTCATAACATCACCTTGATAGATATTACCAGTGTAGTTAGAGTTCTTTAGGTTGTTAGTGTCTAAAGCTGTGTACTTATTGTTTGTAGAGCTATAGACATTTGCATTAACTACTGTAGGCTCAACTGGCTTAGGTGTTGGTGGAGGAGTTGGTTCAGGAGTTGGAGTAATAGTTGTAACACTTTCCATCAACTTATACTGACCATTAATCTTCACATCAATCTGGTCCCTATCAAATGTTCTTATGATAACATTCTTACCTAGATTTAAAGTACCATTAGTAAATGAACCACCATATGTAAAATCTAAAACAGTGTTATCAGGAATATTTATTGTTCTACCTCCAAGGTCGTGATTAAATCTAATAGCATAGATAATCTTATCCCCTGTTCTTGAGAAGCTATCATCAGTAAGAGGCTTCTCATTTCTTAGGTAAACAAAACCATACTTACTCTTAGTGTTATTTGGTCGTTCAGCAAACGAAAGTCTATCTTCCATATCCCAAGCTAAATCATCAGGATTTAAGTTTAGGAAGGTCTTATTCTTTTCGTTTATACCTGCAAACTTTTCCTTCTTAATATCTTCAATCTGCTTCTTTATATTCTCGATTAGGATTTCTCTATCTGCTATTCTTAGATATGTTTCATTGATAACATTACCTTCAGCATCCATAAGAGCCTTATCAGCAATGAACTCATCATACATCTCTAGTTGTTCTCCATTTTCTACAGAGAACACAGCATCAAACTTAGATACAATATCATTGAAAAGTCTCTTAGACTTTCTCCAAGTACCATTCTTTGAGCAGACATAGAGAGTAGAATTCTCTAGTGTATCACCAACAAAAGCGTGGTCACCTACTTTAGGGCTAGGAGCTGAAAGCTTTAGTTCTTGCTCATTGTTATATAAACCTTTGAATGTTGCAGAACCAGAGTTAAACCATTCCCAGTTCGTACTATCCTTAATTGTTTCAGGTAGTGTATTACCACCAACGAATCGCATCACTTCGGCAACACCTGAATCAGTATCAAAGTAAGATACTACAGCACCAATCTTCTTACCTTGTGAAGGCTTTAGCTTGGAGAACCATTCCATAGCCTTATCCAATGAATTAATGTTTTTAGGAACATTAAGGAATCCACAAGGAATTAAAGATAGTAAATCATTTACTGTAGCTAATACATTCAGGTTGTTTTGAACAATAGCAATTCTTTCTTCCCCCGTTAGAGGGGTAGAGTCACTGAAGTCAGTGTCCTTTACCCCATAAAACGATAGGAGACGATTTTTAAAATCTGAATTTCCCATTTAATTAATAATTTAGTTATTTAACTTTTTGAGTTCTATTTCTCTTTTTTCCTTCCACTGCTTCTTTTTGAAGTCTAGCTCAGCATCAAACTGTCTATCCTTCTGTTCCAAAGTAAGCCTTTCTTCTTCTGAAAACTCATCATCATCAGTTCTAAAGACCATCTGATTGTGATTATTCTCAGCTTGTATAAGTGCAATCTTGAGCTTGGTCTCATTATTTCTCTGATTGATAGCATCCTGTAATTGCATTTCAAGTTGCCTGTGTTCAAGTTCCTTTTGTTGCATTTCTTGCTGCATTTGCATTTCCTGTTCGTGTCTTTTCTGTGCAGCCTGCTGCATCTCAATTTCATTTTGCTGAATCATATTAATCTTTTCAGCAATAGATGCAGAAGAGTAGAGCTTGATAATCGAAGAGAATGAAAGTGTTTGAGTTTGTAGAGCGGCTTGAGCTAATTGGTCAATCTTCATATTGAGATTGTTTGTAGCAGAAGAAGAATCTACAACTAGACCATAATCACATTCTGCAAATTCATCACCTGGAATCATCATCATTTGAATTGATGTATCAGGTAATATATTTTGGAATTTAGGATTAGTACCTCTTAGAGCTATCTTCGCAGTTTCTAGGAAACATTCTAATACTCGTTTCTTCAGATTATCGTGCGTAGAGAATAACCATTCAGTAATAGTAGATGACTGAAGGTTAGAACGTTCAACACCACCAACAGTTTCTCTGTTGTAAATCTGACCTTCTCTTTGTCTAGAGATACCTGCTACTTCACCCATTTCAGCCTTAATAGATTCTAATAGCTGAATATGGGAAGCAATAGCACCAGATAAATCCATATCCACAGAGCCTGCCATATTGTTGTTTAACGCCCCAGAAAGCTTACCTAAAGAAGCACCTCTATTACCTTCATTGAATGAATCAACTACTGCAATGTGAGCAGTCTTTAGATAGTACATCCATTTATCTATATCCCAACTATCAGGTACTTTAGCAAGGTCTAATTGAATTACCTTACCTAAATTATCTTGTATAAGCTTATTCAGTTTATCGTGAACAAGATTATACTGATAGTTGTAATACTTCATCATATCAACCATTGAGTAAGGTGTATCTTCATTAATACTGTAGATAGAACCTATTATACCAAAGTGACACTTTGAAGGATTAGATAATCTGTTATATTGAATTTTTCTTGGTCGAATATTAACAAAAATATCCTTTCCTATTAGAGTACCTTCCCAAGCTTCATTTACAACAATAAGCTTTTCAGTTTCTCCGTTTTCTTTATCTGCCTTATATTCTTCAGGCATTAGGTCTTCAACCATCTCTCCTGTATCAGGGTCTATAGAAGTAATCTTTTTAAGTCTTCTTCTAGACTTCCAATACACTTGGAGTACTCTAATATTATTGTGTTTATCGTAAGGCATTGGTATTCCTCCGTCAAGCATTATAGGCTCTAATACACCATCAATAGATTCTACTGCAAGAGATGATAGGAAGTTATTCAAGTTTTCTTCATTATCATTACTTTCTGTATCTCTATTTTCAAGCTTTCTAATATCTGCTTGACTTAAATCATCATAGAAGGTATCATAAACCTTAGACAAGTTCCAGTAATCTTCTATAACAATAATATCGGAATCCTCTATCCTTGGAGAGCTACCACCTTTAAAAGCTCTAACCTTAAGAGGGTTTAATCTTTCTACTGTAGGTTCACCATTTATAATATCACATCTATAAATTTCTTCTCCTACAATAAGGGCATCCATAAAGCCTTGATTGAACATCAAAGGCATATCTAATTCTTTCACATAATGATTGAGTAAGAAGTTACCTCTTATCTCTCTCATATCTTGCCAAGACGCAAACTTCTTCGCTAACTCTTGGGCTTTCTGATTAAATTCCTCTTGGTCTTGAACTTCTTGTTGGAGGATAGCAAGCAGTGATTGTTGTACTGCATTTACTTTGTCTTCCTCCATTTTAGAAATGGCAGTAGGGTTAGTGACGATAACTTGAAAGTCAAATGGTCTTCTAATTTCCTCACCTCTTAGAACATTAAGTTTAGAATTTATGATTGGATAGTGCTTAATGTTGTCTGGAATATAAGTGTCCTCTAAAGAGTAAGGATTAAGAAGGTCCATCATATCCTGCATATCAAGAGTACCATTCACTAAATCGTAATTAATCTTTTGGTCTCTAATATTCTTCCTAATCAAATCAGAATGGAGAAGAGATGCGTTTTCTGCCCATTTAACGCATTGCTCTTTCCACTCCTTATTTTTCTTTGATTCAGGTATGTTTTGAGGTGGAAAATGTAACTTCATATTTATATATAATTTGTTACTTCAAATATATTACCTATATCAAAATCATAAAAGTTCTTATTCTTTTTCTAATGCTTTAGGAACCGCTTGTCGTAATTGTTTTTGAAGAACTTATCATTACCTTTATAGTGCTTTGATTTACCTACAATACTAGTAGGATTCTCACCAAAATCAATCATCTTTTGTTCTCTATATAGCATTAAAATACCAAGACAAGAAACACGGTCAAAGTTACCATAAGAGTTATAAGCAATAAGTTCCTTTAATAAAGCAATTCCCTTAATGTTATAAAGATTAGATACTATTGTATTCTCACCTATAGTAACACTCTTCATCAGCCATTCTCTTATTCTATCTCTAGCATAAGCATTAATACCTGCTGTAGCTGGTATACCCTTAGAAGCATTACCTATAGCAGGGGCTTTTAGTAATTGTTTATCTGTTAGGAATGGTAGAGTGTCTTCGAGCAAGAATAACATATTCCTTTGAGAACAGAAAGAAAATAAACCCTTCTTGTTATTTTCATAGCATATCTTACAGTTATAGAATAGTGCTATTGAGCAACAAGTCTCATAGAATAAGTCAGCTCTCTCTGGTCTACCTGTATATTCACATACAATCTGGTCTGTAAATAAATCTAATACCATAAAGCTACCCAGAGAAGCTGTTTCTGCTTGGTCATTATCATAAGGGTCCATTGCAGCTATGTATCTACCTTGTGTAGGCTTACCTGAAGCATCCTTAATAGGTAAGGTAAAGAATTCAATAGCACCTTTAATCTTATTACTCTTATGTGGGAATACTCTAATAGGTAAATCATTTGTAGGCACAAATCTAGTATCTAAACCTTCTCTTACTATCTCTCCCACGTAAACATCAGAAAGAGCATTAGGGTCTGATTCTAACTGACCTAATCTATCATTGATATTCGCTATAGGGAAGATAGAGTTGGTAGATTTAAGGATAGCCTCTTTAGGTGTAATAGGATTTTCAGCAATAGTTCTTACAATAGAATCTGGGTCATCTGAATTGTATTTTACGTTATATCTATTCTTTAGAATATCTAATAGAGACATAACCACATCAGAAATACCATCCTTATTGTATCTACCTTTACGATTGATAAACCCAGGGAAAAAGTAACAGAACTTTGGTTTACCTATACCTGCTTCATCATACACATTTGGTATACCATAAATCTTATAACCATCTGGATTGTACATAAGCTCCTGTGCAGAATAGAATTCTGATTCATCAGAACCTGCCGTACCAAGAGCATATATAAGACCATTGACAGCTTCACCATCTTCTACAGAAGGTAAGAGAGTATTATATAAAGCCAAAAGAGAAGGGAAAGAACCGAACTCTTCAATAAGAATATAACCACGTTTACCACGAGCTTTTGATTCATCATCTTTAACTGCTACTCCCATTACGGTATTTAAAGTACCTTTTTCAATCCCTGTCTCTGCATCTTTATAACCAGACTTCCATATCATTTCATTGAGAGAGTCCTTGATTCTTGCTCTAGGGAATTCAGTGTGTTCTGCTACAAAGTCAATATCAACAATGTACTTTGAAATAGTACCATCCTTATCTTTAATATACTCCTTTAAGTAACCTAGTAGAATAGTTACTCTATCCTTTGTAGTATCTATACCTTCACCTAATACGAAACGCTGAGCCATAATAGAAGCTAGTGTAAATGATTTACCAGCACCACGTCGAGCTAGTTCAGCACAGTGAAGACCACCTTCAAAGTTATTATATAATCCACCATATCTAGCTTGCTCTAGGTAATGTGTTCTCAGGTATACACCTTCCCAGAATTCAGGAAATGCTTCAATACGACTAGCTACTTTAGTAGAACCATCCTTAAATACCGATAGCTTTAATCTAGAGTAGTTAAGATAATAATACATAATACCTGTAACCCATTCACCATCCGATTCTCTTACATATCCTTCTAAGCATCGTCTGGCTTCTCTCTCTAACCATTTCCTGTAATTGGAGTTAGGACTACCATTAGGTCTAAGGAATGTGTAGCACCCGTGCTTCTCAAAATGAATAGCTGATTCTCTAAAGTAATCTACATCTTCAAGTATATGTGGATTTACTAGGTCTACTATTATCCTCCCTTTAGAATCTCTTGGTAAATCTTTTGCTCTCTTTCTATTTGGAGATATTAAGTTCTGTATGTAAGGTACAGAATGAACAAAGTGCAAGAATTGTTCTCGCACTTCGTCTGGGTATTGACTTAATAACTCTTCCGTTATCTTAGTTTGAAACTCGTTTGTTTCTATAATTTCCGTAGTCATAAAGTAATTTTTTTAACACTAATTGTTTAGACTCTGCTTCACTTAGATAGTTAGCTTTTATAGAGCCGTGTGCGATTATAGAAAGAGATGAACCACATTCTCTGTATACCACCAGTGTTTGGTAGATGCCTACATTCCTGCTATCTCTATAATAGTCTAAGTGCGCTCTTTTGAGTTTTAAGAGCTTAAGCAATTTCTTTTCTTGTTTATCCAAAGATACCATCGTCCATCACAGATTTTTGTTTATTACCACGCATTCTAGAGTTCTCTTGAACTTCAGAGAATAAAGCCTTTTCTGCTTCATCCATCATCTTAATTAAATCAGGCATTTCCTTAATAGCTTTCATAATAGCTGGAACTTGGAATACAGGCTTACCTTTATCATCACGTTCATCAATGTTAATACTACGTAATGTCTTTCTCAAATTATCTATCAAAAATCTAGCATCTTCGAGTAGTAGAGAAGATAGTGGTTTGAATGATTTGTAGTATTCAATCGCTGCTTCTAATTCGGCATCAGGTTGCCAATCAGGAGATAAACCTAAACTATCTTTAACTTGCTCCATTCTTTCTTCGTCATCAATATAAACTTGGAAGTCAGAACGTGGGTCAGCATAGAAATAAATAAAAGCTAGTTCATTGTTTGCTTTACTCTTGTCTTTTGATTTATCTCTATTCCATAAAACTTTAAAAGGCTTTAGGGCTAAAGCCTCTTCCGAGATTGTAACCCTAAAACCTTCATACTTAAACAACTTAATCATAATCTTCTATGACTAGACTTATATCAGAATCTGTTAATATCAGATATTCAACATCATTAATAATAAGAGTAGGGATAGTATAGTGTACTAATTCTGTCATACCATTCAGATCTTCTCTTGCTGAACCCTTGGGTATGGAAGTCTTTCTATACTTGGCATATGATGTCATTATCAAATCCCCCTCCTTATAGTTTGTAACCAGCGGACCTACAGAAACAATTCTTTGTATTTCTGAATACTGGCAGTAAGGGTCCTTCATAAAACCTTTGGCTTCTGTATCTGTATCAGCCGTGGTTTGTATATAATTATAGCTCGGCTTTATCTTCTTTATGTTTATTATACTCATAGTAATGTCTAAAAAATTTACCTAAATAGGGTATGCTAATGCTAAGATTATTGCATTCCTTTAGTTCCTCATTCACGGCTTTCCAATATAATCTGTATATTCTATCTTCAGCCTTTTTACTTAACTGGGATTTCAAATCTAATAAGCAATGAAAGTTCTGAATCTTTTATGTGTGGTATAAACTTTGGGTTTAACCTATTGTCTATAATCACATTCTTCTTTCTCAATGAAGTTAATAGTACCTGAAGATGAATCATTGTTATTTCCATCTCCTCTATTATCTTCTTTCTATAAGTATCAGAGAGTATTGTTGTATCAAGTATCTCCTTATCAAGGATAATCTCTTTCAACTCATCTCTGTACTTATATAGTTTTGAAGCTAATATACACTCTTTGTTAGAGAGGTTGTGTAAAGGCTTTAAAATAAGGAACCAATTTAGGAACAACTCATCATAGTCACTAGACTTAATTTTCAGTATGTTCGTTGGTTTCATTAATTCCTACAAATGCTTCTAAAAATTTAAATACGTTTTCTTGAATATTACTTGGTAGCAAATCCTTAATCTTGGCTAGCTCAATCATATACTCAAGTCTCTTGTAGTAACCAGCAAGATTACTCATATAAATCTGCTGTTCAAGTATTGCTCTGTCTTTAGGACTAAGTTCATTATAACTGTTCTGAGTTGAGTCCTGCTTTTCGTTTGTATTCATTTACTTCTACTGCCCAATGATAAAGTGATAGTTTCTTACTCTGCTTATTCTTTTCTTCGATAAGCTTCTTCTTTGGAACCTTTGTTTCAGGTTTCTCTTTCTTAGTTGTTTTACTCATTGCTGAATAATGCTACCAGTTGTTATAAAGTTACTTAAATACTTAAGGGAGAATTCAAACATAACCTTTAGCGAATCTGCTAATTCTTTAACTGAGGTTTCTGTTATCTCTTCCTCTTTGTTAGAAGCAAAGTTATATATTTTATTTGACTTATACAAGTGTAGTAGAGAATCTAATTCAATTCCACTTTTCTCGGAGAGAATCTTGATTGGCTCTAATAAGGCTTGTTGTATAAGCTTCTTTACTTCTCTTTCTATATCTGAATCTCTAGTCTCCTTATCTAGTGTTTCTATGATTTTATTATAAATAAAACCACCACCTACAACATACTTTTTAGTGCCAACTATAGAGAATGCATCATCAATAGCGTCGCGCTTTTGTTTAAACTCCGCGTCCGATAGAGAAGGAAGAGAAATCACATAATGTATGTTGTCACCTATGTAAATAGCGTCTTCTGTGAATGTGATGTTATCTATAGTGCAGTGAGATATGAGAGTAGAATTATGAAATTCTTGCATACCTTTTGGTGGTAATAAAGAAGAATAGATATTTAAATTTATTCCGAAATCTCTATAGAAGCTTGCAGCAAAAGTAATCAAATCATTCTTATCACCTTTAACCCTTTTCATAATAACAGTAAAGGGTAGGTTACCTTTCCCCCATTCATTAGAATCTTTTATCATAGGAATTACCTTCTTTAACTCTCTATATAGAGCAGGGTAATCAGAGAACTCCTTTACATAAACAATCAATGATTTAAAACCTACATTAGGATTTTGAGATTTGGAAATTCTAATTTCAGCAGAAGTTGATTCTATCCAAGAGGCTACATTAGTTTTATATCCGTGATATTCAACTCTAGAATATTCACCATAAACTTTACTCCTATTTACCTCGTATGTAAAGTTACCTTCAATATTCTTAGGCATCAATTTCAATAGATTATCATCGTTATTGAGAACGACAGATAACATATTAAGTATATCTTCTTTCTCAACTGAACCACCATTCTCATCGATAATGGCTTGAATTCTCTGGGATTCTTTCTCTACAAATTCAGCAATCTTGAATGGAGGAAAACCAAAGTCTTTGTTGAAGTGCTTTATCAGTGAATAGGTGATAATTGAAGTAGAAGTGGAACCATCTTTATTAATGTCGTTAATGTACTTTACTAACCCAACGAAATCCTTGATAATGTTATTCTCAATTATATCCTCTGACGATACAGCTGAGATTACTGATAGACCATCTTTGGTATATACCTGTTCGTATTGATTTGATATTAGAACACTATCACCGTATGGACCATAGGTTGTTTTAACTAATTCATCAATGGGTTTCAGTGTATCTAGTATCAGTTGTCTTGATTCTTTTTTATTTAAAATTCTGCTCATCTTATTATCATATAAAGTGCTAATTGTAATATCTGTCCTATTATACCCCCGAGTATTGTACAAAGAAAATCGAGATTATCGAATTTCCCACCCTTGAGTTTATCTTTATACTCCATACCAAATGCCAGTCCTGCAACAAAAAGAATGGTAAAGATTAATCCAAATGGTATTGCATATAGGAAGTGTTTTTCTCTGTTGCTAGTTGATAGAAGTGGTACTTTCCTTAGTAGTGCTTCTGTTCTTTCTAAAACTTTCACGGCTAAATCTTTCCTTGGATTTTAGTAAACCTGTATTTTCTTTCCCACTCATCGTAACTCATTTCCTCAGTTTCAGTGCAGCCACAATCACCACAATAATCTTCTAAACCTTCATCACCTAGTATGTGAAGTGAGTGACATTCTTTGCAACAAAATACTGGTATTGAGTTGTAGTATTCTTTTCTAGAGAACGGATACTTCTTTTTATACTCCGTCCACCAACTAAACCTTAAATCGAAATCTTCTGTCATAATCATTAAATTAAGTTATATACCACAAAGGTATTTAATATTTCTTTTATTTCCAAATACCCCTCCCGTTTTTTTCTATATATACGCGTACGCGCGCACACGCAGCCGCGTTTCTGTAGGTGTAAATATATAAATATATTTACTAATAATAATAAAGTATAATTCATTATAATGGTAATATATTATATATTACCATTTACGCACAACTTGAAGAAATTTCCATAAAAATCAATTCAAAATTTTCCAACTTTTTTATCACGAATCTGCATAAATTATCATTCAAATTATTGCATTATTCTTTGAATTGTTTTTCAATGAAGTTGTAGTTATTGTTGTTTTTGTTTCTGTAAAGTTGAAATTAGATAGATTAGAATTCAAAATTTTTTTGGATTTTTTTTTCAATTTTTTCTTCACTTTATAGCCACTTCAACGTAAATGGGAGTATAGATGATTAGCAAGAAAATGAATAGGTAGATAGGAATTTGAAAGAAAAAATTTTTTTATTTTTTTATTCGTTAGCGTATTCAAGGACCTGAAACAAAAACGAAAGTCGGAATAAGGAATTTGATTTTTTTTTGAAATTTTTAAAATTTTATTTCCTTACGAAATCAAGGACCTAGATGTAAAATTTATTTTTCAAATTTTTTTCCGTTTACATAATCAAGGACCTCCCCCGCAAAGCCCGACCTGCCTTCGGCAGTTGGGTTGATAGGACCCTCGCGGTGAGAGTCCGCCCAAATTGCCAAAACTAAACACAATTTTCAATCATGGCACAGACCAACATCCGCAGCAACGCTGCAAACGCAAACAACTCACGTGTAGCTATCCAGACGGCAGACGGACGCACCTTCTATCGAGGCGCTGACCAGCCAGAGACGGCTATTGCTTTCGGGGAGACCCTGGAAATGTTCTCCCTCCGCAATAGCGAAGAGGTAGCAAAGCACCTCGGAGTATTCAAACGCGCCCTCAAGGCAAAGGACGCCGTTCGTGCTGACCACGTGGGAACGCTTGTCTTTGAAAAGGACGGGCGTAACATCTACGTAAACGCTGGAGCTGGTAAGGTAGCGAATGACTTTGCTAACCCCACGGTAACCATTGTTGAGGTCTATAATCCTGAAACCATGGAGTATAGCGTGAGTTACTGGCTCGTCGATGGTCGTGAAGAGGTCACCGACGCAAGCGTAATCGCAGGCCTCTTTGGTAACTAACCAAAAGAGCCACAAAGCTAAAAGGTAGTGTATAATCTGAAAAGGTTGTACACTACCTTTTTTATAGCTCTCAAAAGCTAAAAAACACCACACAAGACAACATAAAAACCTACCAAATATAACCATCCAATGTATAAAAATAGTCTGATAAAATAGACTAAAACAACACGCTATGCAACATACAAACAACCTCAAAAAGGTAGCTACAACCATCTATAAATATAGCTACCTTGCAACCTGCATAGCCTTGTTTTTAAGGCTGTGCAATTCTTTTGAGCTACTAAGTACCACGGCTCAAAATTGCACGTATTTCACGGGCGGGAACATAGTCGGTAAAACGCTCACCCTTTTCGCTTGTGTAGGTGCAATTCGTCTGTTTCAAATCTTTGGAACAATCAAAGAGGACTAACATAAAAAATACCTTTGCTTTTTGAGTGAAATACCTCAAGGGCAAAGGCTATTTTTAACGTAAACAAATGTAAAGAAATGTCAAAGAGTTTCATCAAATTGTCTCCGACTAAGGAGGTCAAGAGGATTAGCCAAATCCTTGAGCCAATTGAGTACAAGCGTTTCTTTTATAAGGAAACGACTAGTATTATGGATTTACCTAAGGGGCTAAAAGAATTAGCATACAGAATGAGTCTGTATAATAGACTTAGGTATTATTTCGCCTATAAACAATTAGCCTACTCAATGAGGATAGCAGATAAAACTCCAAAAGAGATTACTGCTATTAGGGCAAAGGGTGATTTGTTTAAGGGTGTATTCACTAATCAGAATATCACTAATTACGTTTTAGTCGATTTAGTGTATAAGCTGGTTAATGAATTAGCAACTTACATTAAAGGGGTGGAAGTGAATGTAGGCAAAATTATGCTTTCATCTTTTGGGGATTACCCGAATAAATTCGGTGTAGTGGTAGATGCTCAAGAAATTAGTGCTGTTTTCCCAGAATCTAGCACTTCCAAGCTTTTAGAAAAGCTTAGCGAATTCCCTGAATTAATGGTATGTGATACTGAGGTTTACACTCGTTATGCAGAAGATTATGTTAAGGTAAAGCAAATCTTCCTTAATGAGGAGTATATCCTTAGCCACTACTATAAGGAAGAAATCACAGATATGTTAGACATATTAGAAGCTTCTGTTCAGGATGAAAAAGCTAATTAAGTCTATTAAGATTAAGCACTTAGCTTATAGGCGAAAAGCACTGATTATATCTCGGATATTTGTTGATGACTTATTACGCAATATTATGCATTAGGTTATTAAGAATATTTGATTTATATTTGTAGTGATTTCACTATTAGCGGATAGATTCTTGGTGTAATGGTTAGCACGACAGACTTTGACTCTGTTGGTCGTAGTTCGAATCTACGAGAATCTACTAAGTTAGGTAGTTAAATGATAGTTACTTCGCAATGTTTTGGCTCATTATTAAACACTATCATAATATACTCCTAACTTACTTACTCCAATAACTCAGTGGTTAGAGTTCCAAGCTTATACCTTGGCGGTCGTAGGTTCAAATCCTACTTGGAGTACTAACTTTAATAAAAAACTATTATGAAACAAGGATTACAAGGATTAAACCCAATGGTACTTTGCGGCAAATGTCACGGTACAGGCAGGCTAACATATTCAGATGGAGAACTTATGTCTTGTGATTTAGGTGAATGCCCAGCTTGTTATGGTACAGGTAGTCACAATCCAAATTACATAGATGATGAAGATGATGATTTGGATTATTGGTAATTAGATATATGGGTAGATATATAAATGCTATTATAGGTGTTGTGCTAATGAAAATCCTATTGTCAGTAATGACATTAGGTTTAGCACTGATATTAGTACCTGTAGTTCTCATAATAATGAGAGAAATACTCTTCAGATATGAATCAGATTCTGATTCTATTAGAGGTGTACTTTTAGGTATGTTAGGAGCTATAATAGCAGTAATTCTTAAATAGTAGGTTATATAAAATTAACCTACATTTCGCCTCTTAGCTCAGTGGGTATGAGCAGCTGGCTTTTAACCAGCGGGTCCTGGGTTCGAATCCCAGAGGGGTGACTACTAATAATGCTCTAAAAGGGGCTAAGTTAGTTAAACTACAAATTTTAAGTACTAATTACTCAAACCTATTGGGAAATAGGGATGAGGAACCTCTAGTCACGTTGTGAAATGTTACTAGAGTATTCGGGGAATTAGTTTAGTTGGTTAAAACATCTGCCTTGCACGCAGAAGACAACGTTTCGATTACGTTATTCTCCACTATCAATGTTGGCTCATTGATTTATGTTGTTTACGTGTGGTAGGTGCTGTAGCTCAGTTGGTAGAGCATTGGTCTGAAGAACCAAGTGTCAGAAGTTCGAATCTTCTCAGAACCACAAAGTTTGCTTGCATAGTAAACTTGGTTTGGTTATTAATGGTTTTAAACATACTGCATTAGCAGTAACTCTGTTTAGTTGTTGTGAAATAATTAGCAGGGGAATTTAGGTCTTTATTGGGAAGTAAGGACCTATAATTTGCTTCTATAGTTTAATGGTAGAACACTAGATTTGTAATCTTGTAGTATTGGTTCGATTCCAATTAGAAGCTCAAATAACCTTTTACAGAGGGAGGTTGTTCTGTTGTTTATGGTGTTTTTTTTGTTTTAATTACTCTGTTCTTTGACTAAATAATTGATATAATATTTAGTTAAAAAGTGTGGTTACTTTTGCTTAGATAAAGCATAGAAAACTATTTAAAATGCGGGTAATGGTTGGTAATTTAGCATCAACTGTTACCCGCTATAAAGTATTCACTTAATCACCATTAACAAGAAAAGATTATGACACCAGTAGAAAGAGAAGCAGTCGAAAAGCTTATTAACTATGTTAAGGAAGGTACCGACTTGCTTATTCAGCAGGTAAACCTTATCAAGGTTGCTAGTCCTTATTATGAAGTCTATCAGCAGGCTATCACAGAGACATTAGCTAATATGTCTGAGTCTATGGATATGACTGCAGACTATCTCGGCTTAGATGAACCTGTGGTAGAACCTCAAACTCCCTTTAAAGAACAGCCTGTTCAAGAAGAGAAGGAAGAAGAAGCTACTAAGGAAACTAAGGGTTCAGATAATGATGTGGATTATCCAAATCCACTCATTAATCCTTTAGAATACTTCCTGAAGGTAATATGTAAAGGGAATAACACAGACTCTCTCAAGAAACCTACAGAGAAATCTATAGTAGAGGTTAGAAAACTCACTAAAGAGGAGTTCAAGAAGGACTTAAAGATTGAGTACGGAGAACCATTCTATGATACTCATCCAGAAATGCATAACTGGATGAGTGCTATCTCAGTAGTAATTCCTTGTGATTTCTCTTATAAGGGAAAGAAACTTGGAGAAGTGTTCTTCAACTTAGCTGTAAACTCTATTGATGGGTTTATCCATATTATGATGGTAGATGAGGATAACAATCCTTCTACACTCTATCATAAGGAAACTGAACCTAAGAAGAATGGATATACACCGCTCTATAAACTATATGAGCAAGGACAACTCCAGCTCAAAGATACAATTCAGACTGTGGCTTGGAATAGATTCCAGTCTTCATTAGAATAAGAAACTACTTAGCTGTTGGTATAGGGTGGAGGTAGAGTAAAATCTACTTCCGCCCTGTTTCTAAAATCATACTATTATGACAAATATTGATAATAAAATAGCAGAATTAGCTAAAAAGAGGATAGTTCTCTTTAATGCATTCAAAGAAGTTGAAGAACAAATTCAAGCTTTGAAAGACAGAAAAACGGAGATGCTTTTAGCTGAGGCAAGAAGAAACGAAGAGATAGATAAAATGGTCTCTTTCATTAGTGGTAAAGTACAATTCTACTATTCAGAGGATGTTGAAAAAGATTCCTTTGTGGTAGAAGGTAGAATAACCTATAATGAAAAGCTCTTTAAGCGAGAATATCCTATTTCATTGTCAAAATTAGGTAGCTTTAGAATACCCGCAATGAAAGCTAGAGTGGTACAAAAAATAGCAGAAGATATAGTAGATAATAAGTAATATCTATACAACTAATTAACTGTTATGCCAAGGAGGATAGGGTAAAAATATAGACTAAACCTGTCTGAATTGGTATAACAGTTATAATTACTAAATATAAGCTATGACGAAAGAGCAATTAGAAAAGGAATTAATCCCATTAAATTGGAGACAAAAAAGTTACACTGAAGACCTTTTTATATATGCATCTGCCAATTCTCTTAATTACTGGTATAACATATATATACGTGATGGTAAGTATGTAGTAAACGCAGAAAATAGTGACTGGTCAATTAATGGTGATATTACCACAGAAGCTAAATCTGTAGAAGAAGCTAAAGAAATAGCTTGGAATAACTATGTAGAAGATATACTAAACTTATTTAAAAAGGGTTAGTATTATGGTGCGTTCGTCTAAATGGTTAGGACACAACCCTTTCAAGGTTGTAATACGGGTTCGATTCCCGTACGCACTACCAACATAAACTAAACAACAAATTATGAACAACGGAGTATCAATCAAGTGGCTTATCATAGCCTTAGTATGCAGCTGTATCTCATTAGGGTTACAGGTTGCAAAGCTATTCATCAGTAAAGAAAACAAAGAAACTGAGAAGGTAGAAGCAGTGTGGATTCACGATAAATACCATAAATACACCGAATTCGAACCTTCAATGATAACGTTCATTAGCAAAACAGATAGTACTGAGGTACTATATGCTATAGAACAAAATGAAGAAAGCCAAGGTTACTTTAACCTTTATCTTCTTTCTATAATGAATGGGAGAGAAGAATGTGAACTAGTAGGTTCAAGCAAGAGTTTTGAGAAACTACAGCTATTAGCGGATATTCATAAACAAACACTAACGGATAACAACTAAAACAATGGGAACTTTTGAAATTGCAGTATGCGTAACTTTAGGTGTATTGTTTCTTTTAGCTTCAGTAATATCTCTTAGAGATAGTTACGAAACACTACAATGTAAGTGGATAGCAAAAGGTAGAAAGATGGGCTTAGAACAAGCCAAGTGGAATTTAGAAAAGGTATTCCCTAAGTTAGCTCCACTAGACCTGAGAAGCCCTAAAGAAGGTTACTATAAGTGCGACTTACTAAATGTTTACACAGCTGAAATAGTAAAATTAGAATCAGATAGTAGATATATAGTTTTAATTAAGAAGTATGATTGTGTACTTTTAAAAGCTAATGAATGCTTCTTTTCCTTAGATGCTGCTATCAAGTTTATAGTAGACTTTAGAATTAATTTACTAAATAGTATTTCAAATGAGACCGTATAGAATCAAGCATAAGCCTACTGGTTTGTACTACAAGCCATCCTCGAAAGGAACGAACCTTTCAAAAGAGGGGAAGGTGTATATCTCTCATGGAAATTTCTTGACCTACTCTAAGTGGGATAGAAAAGCATACATTGATATTACGCCCAAACAGTACGAAGAACTGAAATATACTCTACTAAAAGATGGGACTCCTCCCGAGTTGTATAATAGTGGTATCATTAAAAAAAGTGTTCATTTGCCAAAGGAGGACTTTGAGATAGAGTATCTGTAGTATGATTACATTTGAAGATATTAGAGGTAAGTTAAAGCCTCTTAAATGGATAGACAGTCATAACTCTGAGGGTAACCCTGTTAAGTGGTCACAACCTATTCAAGGTATGTCTATAGAAGCTCACTATAGTGACTTCCTGAAATCTTGGTTTGCTGAGTGTGTTTGCCAAGGTTACTCACTTATGATTACTACTAAAGCAGATAGTCTCGAAGAAGTAGAATCTAATGTTCTAGACTGGGTAGCTGAAAAAGTAGTAGAAAAATTAGAACAATAGGATACACCTCCTATTATTTAAGCGGAATGATTATTAACACGGGTCAAGAATAAGTGTTAGTGTCATTCCGCTTTTACCATATTAATAATGAAAAAGATACTGCTGATTTTTGTATTATTCTTCTTAGCATCTTGTAAGAATGATAACTGCAAAGGAAAGGAATATTGGAATGGAAGATGTTGGAATGTTTACACAGTAAACGATTCTCTTATCTTATGCATTCCACAGTTTGAAGGAGCTACTCCTAAATTCTTAACTATTTCCAAAATGGAAATGGTTGCTGATAGTATTGATTAATTATGTAGAATTGTTTGAATTTTGCATCATAAATATATTTATTATATCTTTGTGAAAAGAGTTCAAATAATTCTATACTTTTAATTAATATTAATTAGCGTTTATGAGTAAAAGAAAACAACTGAAGATTAGACGTCAGTTTAGCAAGTTAGATAACATTGATTGGGATTCTCTTTCTGAAGAAGATAAGAAGGAATTTGCACCTCCTGTAAATGTTAAGGATATTAAGGTAGTTCAGATGTTCCCTGAAAGACGAAAGCAAGTCCTAAAGCAAGAGACTTCACTTAATAGTGAGGAAGCTGTTGAGTTTAACCAAGACCATATAGGTTTTTATGGTTATAAGGGTACATTTAATGATGGTACTGAAGAATACCGTCAGATTGGTCCAGATAACAAGGCTCGTAGAGTTATGAAGGTAGGTGATGCTTTTATTCCAGATGAATTCTGGGATAGATTTGAAAGAAAGCTATTCTTCATTACTCCAGAGATGATTGCTCACCCAACCAAAAAGACTGAAATTCATAGAATGTTAGGTTTTATTGGTTTAGCTCTATTAGCTACTCCTATTGTAGGTTTTATTGCTTATGCTATCAGACTTTACCTTCAAACAAATTAAACTGAATTATAATTAAGTATTATTAACTGTTATTGATTTCGAATTCAAATAATTCAGTTTTAAAAACACCTAGATTATGTAGAACGAATTAGCTATATAGGGACATCTAGGTGTTACACCGAAGTGATGGAATTGGAATACATACTGCTCTTAGAAAGCAGGTTTTGCGAGTTCGAGTCTCGCCTTCGGTACTATAAAATATAAACTTACAATATGTTTAGAGATACTTTTAAAGATACTCCAGTTTGGTGTTTTAAGGATACTGAATTGAAGGATATATTAGAAAAAAAGCTTTATAATGAGTTGATAGAAAGTGGAGATATTGACAGACCTAATATGTATAATTTTGGATATTCCCTTATGCACATTAGTTACTACTTCACTGATAAAGCTAAACAACTTATAAAAGAGAAATTCTTAGTAGATTAACCTTATGGAATTCATACTATGTTCTGCAATTAAACGTTTAATTCCAAGAGAAGTAGATTGCAAGTATTATAATAACGATATTAATCGTATTGAGATAGGGTTTAGACATCACGATATTCTCATTAGATTTAAATGGGAAGTATCAGATGATGCAAAAGACCAAGGCTTTCTTACATCCCACGGAAGATTTGTTAATAGAGAAGAAGGTTATAAAATAGCTCTAGAAGCAGGTCAGATTACTGAGAAGTATGATAAAACTCTGTATTCAGAGGATTTATATTAATCAGCACATATAATGCCGAGATGGTGGAATGGGAGACACTGCAAATTTAAGCTTTGCTGTCCTATGTGGCGTGTGGGTTCGAGTCCCACTCTCGGTACAAACAACTAAACAACATTGCTATGAAAAGAAAAGAACCTTGTGATAATACTTGCAACATAGACTTTTGTAACTCTCATCGCTTAGGTAAAGCTTATACCAATTATCTGATATATAGTTATATAGTAGATAATACAAAAGTAGAATCAGAACTTTTAAATAGATTAGAAGAACGGTATGAGCTATTAAAGCATACGAACCTCTTACTATATAAAAACTATGCTGAAAATAAAGGTTTCATTAGAGCGTTAGAAAGGGAAATGGATGATATTTATAGAGGTATGTGTGTAGAGAGATGTGCAATTAGAATCAGTGTTCTGAGAAAGTTTATACCTGAAGAATATGAGCTTTATAGATGAAAATATTTGGTTTGTCCCTATTCCAGATTGTATGAGAATCAACCAAAGAGAAAACAATCGTATTTCAGGTAAGACTACTGAAACTCTAGGAAGATTAGCAAAAGAAATAAAGCTATTAAAGCGTACAATAAAGACCTTTAGAAAGGAAAAAGCCTATACAATTGATATTAAACAGGCTGAAATAATGTTAGATAGATTAAAGGACGATTTCAGTTCGCTTTCTTTTAATAGAAATTTTTGGTTTAAGAATATGAATAATTTCAGAATAGATGATGACTATATGAAATATGATTACGAATATTCTTGGCGAATATAATAAATAGAAATACACCTAGGTAGTTAAATTAGAGTTACTTCATTCATTTTGGTCATATCTGATAAAAAACTCTAATAAAAATACTCTTAGGTTTTTGGGAGGGTCGCATAGTGGTTAATTGCAGCGGACTGTAAATCCGCTCTCATTTGAGTTCGTAGGTTCGAATCCTACCCCTCCCACATTAATAACTTACCAGTAGTTACTACTCAGTTACTTCGCAATAATCTTTTAAATTATCTCGCTATAATAAGCTGAGTAACCATACTCTGGTAATATATAGGTGTAGCACAGTTGGTAGTGTACTGCATTTGGGATGCAGGGGTCGCTGGTTCGAGTCCAGTCACCTATACAATAATTAAAATACTGTAATATGAAGAGTGTAGAAGAAATTAAATCAAGCTTACGTACATACATAGGTACAAAGCAGATAAAGGCTTTCCCTATGAGTTGGGGTGATTACTGTAAGCTAAGAGGATTTGAGGTTGGAGATAAACATCCAAATACTATTGGTTATATAGTAGAATATCCTCTTACGGAAGACTCTACCCCTAATGTAGAAGGTTTTGATGGTTATGTGTCTTGGTCTCCTGTTAAAGCTTTTGAAGAAGCTTATATGGTTGCAGAACACGAAACTCATCTAATACGTATAGAGATAAGTAGAACTAGAAAGGAAATAGAAAGACTAGAGAAGAAATTAGAAGAAGAATCCAAACGATTCCAAATGATTGATTCTATAGGACAACTTACAAGCATAAAGATACAGGTACTAAAGACTTATCTAGAAACTTTAAAGGCTGAGTTCTTTAAGTATACAAACGTTCAACTTAGATAAAACCATAATGGTTGTAGTTATTATTCAATTACTTCAATTCAATTATCAATCAGATACTTCAATTCAATTATCAATCAGA